GCCCCCCCCAAGCCATTTTGCATTGACCATATCTTCGAGCCGCTTGGCCTTCGCTATCTCTTCCGGCGTTAGCAGTCCGGCCGCTTTGATTTCCTCCTTGGTTGCCGGTCGGCATTGTCTCCAGCTTGCCGCGCCCCTTCCGTCGACCTTTGAAGTAATAAAATAATCGCCTTCGATTGCCACAAGTTTCTGGGGTCCGTGCTCAGCGTATTCATCGCTATCACGCACCATAACTAATCGACGATTTTTTGCATCTTCTTCGGTCAATTTTGGCTCAACATACGGAAGGCCATTTGTCGTGTTGTTTTCAATAATGCGATCCAAAACATCAATTGCGCATTCGACGCCGACCCCGCCGTTTTTCAGATTAAAAAGTCCTCCACAAATAGATCTTGCGTAGCTTATTTCGTCTCCCGTCAACCTTCTCTGTCCCATCGTCTCACCCCTCTACCAGTTGAAAAGAATCCCCACCGTCTAGTAATTCAATCATGTACGGTTCGGCCATTCCGGCCCTAACCATTGCGTCATTGATCGAATTCCCGTGCGGATCGAACAGGAAAGCGATATACCGGCCGAAGGTCCGTTTCTGCTTTCGCAAGATCGGTTCCGGCGTCTTGTTCTGGATCGTTCGAATCCAAATGTAATCGGGCTCGGAAATAAGCTGATGAAGCTTGTTTTTCGCCGCCTTCCCGGCAAGTGTCGTTTCACCCTTTAGTTCCGGCGCGTTAATACTTGCCAGACGAATCGAAGACCGAATCAACGAATTCATCGTTAATTCGACTGTCGCCTGTATTGTGTCGCCGTCGGTCGCCAACACTGAGCCAAACGGCTGCAGATACCAAAATCGATCAGGACGAAATAGAATCGAGTCCCTAGACGGAACCACCCCTGGCGGCATGTCCGACTGCCTAGCGTACTGTTGGGCGTGCAGCATCGCCGACGCCGATCCGACCTGAAACTCTTCCCCGCCGGAAATTACCCTAATTTCTCGCATTTCTGCCTCCTTAGAACGTCCTCAATCTTGCTCGACACCGTATTAAGCTTTTTTACGAATTCAAGAAAATCAGCCCGATCCCCCTCATTAACGACTTTGCGACCCGCTGTCGCGATTACGTCGAGTTCGTAAACCGCGGCACTCAAATCGGCTTGATCCCGTTCGGTGACCAACCCGACGACATTCATATTTTCAACCGATGACACGAACGCCACCCATGACTTGTCCGGCGGCGTAACCGCTGAAAAATAGGGGTACTTCCGCGGCATTTCTGACACAAGTTCTGCCATATCAAAACCTCTTCATTTCCTTTTCAATAACTGGTTTCAAGCTTAACCCGATCCACTCACGCCAAAAGTAATCGCCATCCCGGCCTCTAGCGACTTCAATCTTCGGGACAATCGACCGAACCCGTTTTGCGAATGCCTGCCGTGTCGATCGGTCGACTAGATCATTCGATCGGCACCAGTTTTGATAAGCTTCAAAACAGTCCGCCGCATTGACTTTGCCGCCTTCCTGGCAGCATTCCCAAACAAAAGCCGATACCGGGGAAGTCTCAATCCGCATCCAGTTAACCGAATCGGTCCCCGATTTCGGTTGCTTGATCTTCCCGTTCTTTTCGGAGTAGAGCCGATGGCGGCCAAGAATCGCCCAGTTAAGTATCCCCGACAATTCTGACTGAATCCGCATTTCGACCCGCGGATCTTCTTTGCCGGCGTGGGTCTTATTCATGACCAAAATGATGATCCGATTCAGGATCGCGTCGGATGAATCCTTGAACAGCGGGATTTCATTCGAAAACAGCATAAACCGAATCGGCAAATTGACCCCCGATAGGCTCGGCTTGTACTTCCGCTCGATCTCCTGGGGATCTTCGCCGACGATCGACAGGACACGCTCGGTCAGAACCGTGTAATCGATCCGGTCGCCAATTCGAGCATCGGGGATAACGGCTAAGGATTTACCGATCAAAGACGCCAAGCCAAACTGACCCGATAGCGTGGTCGGCGTCGGGGATGCTACCGACGAATGACCGATCATCGCTTTCACGAGCCGCATGATCGTACCCTTGCCTGACCGGGATTTTCCGATTACGCAAAGAAAGCGTTGCATCGAAGTGTCTTGCGTCAGCAAATAGCCAAACCACTCTTGCAAAGCGTCTATCGCCTCTTGGTCGCCCTCGAATTGCTCCCAGAGCCATTCTTGCCAGTAAAGACATTGGGCCTCGGGGTCGAAGTCATAATCCAGCTTCAAAGCCGAAAACCATTCGTGATTGTGAGGTCGAAGCGAACCCTCCAAATCACCCGACAATACCGCGTCGAGGTCGAGCAGTCCGTTTTTCATCGACACCCAATTTCGCCGCCGCCTGTCCGATAGGTGCGATGGCATTTCGACCGAACCGGACAACGCGACCAAAGATTTCATGGCGGTCACGACATCGCGGATCAATCGGGTCGATACGTTCCGGACCTTTTTGGGCTTCTGCGGCTCCCCGGTCTCGATTTCTTTTCTTGCCCGTTCTTCCTCTTGAATTCGCCAAAGCCTTTCGAATTCGGCTCGAATCACTTTAAATAACTTGGCCTGTAGGTCGCTATCGCTGATCGGCGACCACAGGCCGGACTTCCATTTCCAGAATTCATCGCGCCAAAAAACTAGCTTTCCGCCGGCGAATTCCGAGTAAAACTGCAGATTTAACCGAGCAAGCCGAGTGTGGTCGTCGTCCGATTCGTCGATATCTACGCTGCCAGGGGTGAATTCTCGCGGCCCTTCTGGTATCGCTGCGATCGCGGTCTCGGCCGTCTGAATTCTGACCGGACCGTCGATTTCCGCCGGTTGTTGAATCTGGCCGGATCGCCCTATCGCAAGCAATCGAGCGTATATCTCCTGGTCGTCGAGCCCTTCAAGCCTCTGATCGGCTATCCAGTCTCGAACGTCTTTTCCGTCCGTCGGGGCGATCGGATAAGGGAGAGTCGCATTCCGAACCGTCTTCGCGAATTTCGCGATCACCGGCCCCCATCCGGGCCGCTTTCCGCCGTTCGGTTTACTGACCCATGTCGCGCCATCTTGGCCCGGCACGTCGCAATCGTGAATCACGATAACTTCGCCCGCACCCGCAAATCGTGAGCAGTATTCGACCGCTTCAGGTTTGGTCGCGTTTTCGTTCGATCCGTAAATGTTGGTCGTTACGATATGCCGCGGCCGCCGATCCTCGGGAAACGAGAGAATCAACGAACGAATTGCCGCCGCGTCGGGAAACCCTTCGCATTTCCAGATCAGTTCCGCCGGCTCGGACGGGTCGAAAATAAAGCCAAACGCCATAGCGTCTACCTACGCAACAAAAGCTTGACCGCCGCCGACAGGACCGCCACGACTGCGACCAATACCGTCACCGGCCAAAAAATCGCAAGCAAAATCATTGAGACGAGCCCGATCCGGCCACCCCGCGGGGAATCGAGAGCCCAGAACAGCAAACAGGCCACCACCCAATAAATCGCACCCAGGACCGGCATTGTTTTCCCCTTGCGTTAGAGTTGCGGCCGGTTAATCTATCGTCCGCACCAGCCACAATCAACCACATTATCCACAATGTCCACAACTCGACAACGCGAAAAAAATTTAACCCGTTGCCACGCAAAGACTTGCGGCACAATCTTTTTTTCTCGCCCGATTTTCTGCTTGTCGGTGCCGATACACGTCGCTAGATTTTCAGCGTCCACACCGTCCACAGCGTCAACAGATGGCTCAATACCTTAAATCGAAATGTCTCACCCCTGGTTGTCGCCGGCCGTCACGGGCTCGCGGTTGCTGCGAGTCGTGCTACCGGTCGCACTTACGGGCGGTTCGGTCGGGCAAAACGTCCTGGCGTCGGCTAATTGCGGAAGGGCTGGCCAGGGGTCGTGATCGAGTTTTGGCGCTGCGGGCTCGGATTGCTGCGGGGGTCCAGAAATGATGACCGAATTTTGTACGATCCTGCCGATGGCTCAGTCGATTGTCCGCGGGGTCCATCTTTTAGAAACAAAAACTTTTCAATACCCCGTCACTGTTGCGTTTCTAGAATCGATGGCAGGCGAGTTTTCTCCGCATTCGGCCTGGATTATACCGGCCAGTAAAAATGTGATTGCCGGCTATATTGCAATTACCCGCGGGCTTGGGATCGACGGCAAGCCGGTCGTCTCGATCAACTCGATAGCGGTTGACAAGCCTTACCGCCGCAGCGAAATCGGCGCGTCGCTTGTGGGTTTTGTGGTTGGAAGGGCGGCCGGTGGCGTGCGGGTTACCGCGACGGTTCCGGATTGTTCGGCCGGCGCTCAACAGTTTTTCAAGGCTTGCGGCTTTACTTGTGTCGCTATTTTGCGCAATTGCTACGACGAGGGCGGAGACGGGCTGTTATTCCTCTACCCTGGCAGCCAAGAACCACAGCCGAGGTTTTCCGGATCGGTCAATTGTGATTCTCCGATCAGACTTCGTTCCCGCATTGAATTTAAGGGTCGCCCATGACTTCCGCACCGATTATTTTCGACATTGAAACCGGGCCGCTTCCAGTCGAAAGGTTAAAATCGATCCTTCCGCCGTTTGATCCAGCGTCGTTAGGGAAGCATCCAGGGGAGTTTGATCCCGCGTCAGCCAAGCTGGGAAACGTAAAGGATCCGGCGAAAGTCGAAGCCAAAATTTCCGAATCGGCCGCGAAGCACGCCGCCGAGGTCGTCGATTTCGAAAAGCGATCGACCGAGGGCGAGCCTGCACACTGGCAGAAGATTGTCGATTCTGCGGCATTGTCCGCCGTGACCGGCGAAGTCTTGGCGATCGGGTTGTCGGGCAAGACCGACAAGATAATTTGCCAGGATCTTGACGCCGGAATCGACGAGCAATTTTTATTAGAACACTGGTGGAAGATTTATCGCGACGCGCGAGGATCGCAGAGAAAGCTTGTCGGATGGAACTCAAAAAACTTCGACGTTCAGTTCCTCGTTCAACGATCTTACATCCTGGGAGTCGCCGTCCCTGATTCGATTTTGACCCCGACGGGCTACCTCAATCCGATATTCGTTGACCTTCGCGAAATCTGGTTGTCAGGCAATAAATTTAACGCACAGCCGGGAATGACGACGCTAGATACCGTTGGCCGAGCCTTGGGGCTTGGCGGAAAAATGGAGGGCGTCACCGGTGCCGATTTTGCTCGATTGTTTGGCGATCCCGAAACCCGGCCGCAAGCCATCGAGTATTTACGGGGTGATATCGCCCTGACCCGTGCAATCGCCGAGCGTTTCGGCGTGGCGTAGTCTGTTAGTTTGGAGCATGAGAGCATGAAAAGTTACGTTGAATTGGCTGGCAACATGCCAGCAATCGAAACCTTGGGGAAGTGGATCGCCGCTTCCGGGATGTTCGGAACGCTCACTTTGGCCCAAGGCCAAGTGATAGCGGCCCATTGCTTTATTACCGAAACCCCCCTGCTGGACTATCAGCGCCGTAACATGCTGGTCGGCAATCGGCCGGGAATTCCCTATGACGCAATGGTCGCCGCGTTTCAAGAGGGTGGCGGGTCGCTAAAAGTTGTCGAAAAGTCGGCAAATGCTGCCAGGGTAGAGCTAACCGTTGGTGGGGTGACGACGCCATTCGCGCTGACCTGGGACGAAGCCAAGCGAGAGCCGTTTGTTTATGGCGAAAAGGGGACGACCGAAAAAGAAATCGTACAGATGATTCGGGCCGAAAAATGGGCCGAACTTGAGAAGATCATGAAGCCGAAATATGCTTCGCCTCGATCCCGTGCTATCATGTTATGGGCTCGTTGCGTCTCCGATGCGATTCGCACCGTGGATCCGAAGGCCAATTTCGGCACGTACACCGAGGAAGAACTCGAAGATATACCGTCTTCGACACCCGCACCCACCGCACCCGCGGCGGCATCTACTACGCAGCCGGTTCACCCTCCGGCGCCGCCGCGGGTGCCTCTATCCACAGTCTCGACGCCGCCGGCACAGGCTGAGCCGGAAGTCATGCGCCCGGTTCCGCCGGCGGCCGTCGAGACGATTGAATCGGCGGTTTCTGAGCGGATCGACGGCCCGGCCAGTGAAGAACAGCGGGTCCGGTGTCTCGAATTGCTGGCCGAAATCGAGCCCGCATTTCCTGGGGTCAAAGCCAAGTTGGCCGAAAAACTCAAATCGGCAGGCATCCAGGGAGGGATTCGGGGATTGTCGGTCGCCGAGGCTGGCTCACTTGTCAAAGCGTTGGAAAGTCGAGCGATAGACGCATTTTTTACGCTCGATTTGAAGGGGCACTATCAGCCCCCTTTCGATGGAAAGTAGGCGCGGATCTGTTCCGCGATTGTTCGCCCCATGTCGCGAACTTGGTTGATCGGTTTGGAGCCGAGCGGGTATGGGACGCCGGCATTAAGATTCTTGGTTATCCGCCCACCTGGGCACCTGACGGTTTTGAAATCCTCACACTTGCAGAAAGGTTAGAAAATGGCAAAGCGTAGCCTCACCACCCCAACCGCTGACGATCTTGCAGACAGCGGACGCCTCGACACTCCGGGCGTGTATCATGTTCTGGTGAAGTCGGTCAAAGATATGGAAAAGATCAACGGCGAAGCCGGGGAGGGCTTCACGGTTGAACTTCAAGTCTTGGCCGGCCCGCAGCAGGACAAGACAATCAAGCAATGGTTCTCGGACGGCCAGCCATCGGACCGAGACGGCGGCGAATTCGCACGCAAACGGCAGACGGTTTTCTTGATAGCTGCTAACGTGATTACCCCGGTTCAATTGAACGGCGAAGCGGTCGAGTTTGATCCGGAAGAGGCGAGCGGATCGCAATTGGTCGTGAAATTCAAGTCGAACGAATACACGAACAAAAAAGGCGAAAAGGCTACCTCGATCGAAGTTGCCTATCTCGATATTTTCCACGTTGACGACCCGCGAAAACCTGCTTGCGACATTAACGCCGGCGCGTTGAACCTGATCGACAAAAAGCTTCGTCGAGACGCGACGTTTTTTGCCCCGCTTGCGTCTTCGTCGAGTCGATCGTCTAAACCGGCGCCCCCGGCCCAAACGTTCGATTCGTCGGACCTATAGCGGCCCGTCCTCACCGTCTTAGCGCCGCCGGGGAGCAAGTGAGGGCTCCCGCCGTGTTCATGCTCCCACGGCACCGGCGGCGCGTTTTTCCCAGCCAATACAAGGCTAGGCGGTCGGACCCTCCAAAAAGCCGCCGCGTTCCGTTCGTTAAGCCAGCGCGGCGGCCTGCCTTTTTATGGATTAAATGCGATGCCGCTTAGAGATTACCAGACAAAGCCGAAGGGTGACGAAATTCGAATTCGATTGGACAGCGGCGCCAACATCCAAAGCGAAAATTGGGAAATAGTCTTGCCTCCCGATCTTGGTTTTGACACCAAGGCCGACTGGGACGCTGCCAGCGAAGACGAAAAGCTCAAGGCTGTTCAAGAATATTTTTATGGCAATGGTTACCCCGATTGGTCATGGGATGACGAAAGCACCGCAAAATAGGAATTTTTTACGATGGACCTCGACGCACCGATTAACGTCCAAAAGTTTCAGGACAAAGCCGCAAACACCGTTGACGACCTACTGAGCCTTCAAGGGCCGAACGGCGCGTCCGCGGTCGATCGAATTCAAATCGAAGCCCGAAAGCTGGTTGAAGCCCGCAAGTCGGGAGACCTGCCCGGCGCCGTCGCGTCGTCGGCTCTGATCACCGTTTTTCTATCGTCCGTCCTGCACGATTGCGGGTTCGAGCTAGAACGGGCAATGGCGATGGGGTTGTGGGCGGTCGAGCACGAAATCGCGTACCTGAATCGAGACGAGCCGAAGGGATAATTCTGGCATGACCGACCTACCGATTAACAAAATTGTTTGCGGCGACAACGTAGCGACGATGGCGACGTTCCCATCGGAATCGATCGACCTAGTTGTTACTTCGCCGCCGTATGACAACCTGCGGACCTACGGCGGCCACACGTGGGATTTCGAAGGAGTCGCTCAACAGTTGTGGCGAGTAATTAAGCCGGGCGGCGTGGTCGTTTGGGTGGTCAATGATGCAACCGTAAACGGCAGCGAAACCGGCACGAGCTTTCGGCAGGCGCTGCGGTTTATGGAGATCGGGTTTTGGTTGCATGACACGATGATTTGGGAAAAGACTGGCAGCGGCGCTCTCGGCAGCCCCGATTGCTATGCACAAAACTTCGAGTTTGCATTTGTTCTTTCAAGTGGAAAGCCTAAGTCACTTAATCTGATAAGCGATCGTCGGAATGTAATTACATCCGGCCTGGTTGCTGTCAATTCTGGACTGAAGGCCGACAAGTCGAGCACTTCGCGAATTGTCGAGCGAAAGGAATACGGCAAGCGAACGAATGTCTGGAAGGTCGCACCAGCACAAAGAGCAGATCACCCTGCGCCGTTTCCAGACGATTTAGCCCGCGATCACATCCTAAGCTGGTCAAACGAAGGCGACATCGTGCTGGACCCGTTCAGCGGAAGCGGCACGACGGCCAAGATGGCGAAGCATAACGGGCGGAAATACATCGGCATCGAGATCAACCCGGAATACTGCGAGATCGCGGCCAAGCGGCTGGAGCAACAGGTTTTCGATTTTTAATTTAACTAAGAAAAACCAATGGTCAGCAAATTAAACCAGTCCGATAGAGCCGTTCTGTCGTTACTTACAGCCGGGAACGGCTCATTCATTACTTGCGAATCCGGGCCGGTGGGTCGGGCAAGAGTCGTCGTGAGGTTTCCGAGTGTTGAGCACGCTCAAGCATTCCATCGAGCGTTGATTAAATGCGGCGACGCTGCCAGGAGGTTGATACAGGACGAAGTTCGAGAGCAGGAGAAAGTTTCGATGGCAACTCCGATTGTTTACAGGGTGCAGCCGACGAACGACGGCGAACAACAATACGAGAAAGGTTAAGCAAAAATGTCAGACGAAAACTGGCCAGAATACAAAGCTAGCGATTTGGCTGAAGCGATTAAAACTTCAATCGACAAAGCCAAAAAGTCGATCGGACTCAATTCGCAATTCATTTTAAGGCCAGTAGTAGCCAAGCCGATTAAAGGATTAAGGGGAACGGGCCGGACCACAAAAATGCTGGCGGTGGCCAAGAATCTTGCGGCCGAGAACCCGAATCGAAGAATTGTCGTGGTAATGGGTAATTTCGCGGAAGCAAACAAAGCGAGAATTTTACTTCCAGAGAAAATTAAAGTAATTCACGAACAAAACAGCGAGTGGTGTTGGAAAGAAAGAAGAATTCGCGGATTTGACAGAGAAACGGTTTACTTAATTGATCACTATGCAATTGAAAAAATGTTGAGAAGGGAGTTTGGCGATTTAATTGACCTGCTCCACGAACACGATCCAGAGACGATGTTTCTTCGGTATCAGCGATAGAAATTACTTGCTAACCTATCACCCCGCCGAATGCGTAAAACGGCAGCCCCGCAACACCCGAACCCCAGAGCAGTCCGATGAGCAGTACACTTGAAATAATCGCCCGCTATCAAGGCGAGCGCATGCGCTGGCCGATCGACGACCCGGAATCGCCAGGGGATTTTACCCTGATCGGTCTGGCGGCCGTCTGCGAACAATCGCGGGAAATCTGCAAATCCGCCGGGATCGACACCGACGAGCCAGTCACAATCAAAGGAATTGCAAACGACGAAGAATTGGAGCGAAACGGCTCTTACCGTTTTTTCGGCTCGTTTTCGTATTACACAAACCGCCGGACCGGCGACCGCGAAAAACAATTCCATTTTCGATCGTTCACCCGCCATGTCCCGCACGACCCGGACGGGCTTGCCGACTATCTAGCCGCGGCCGGCAAAGGGAACGGGATCGGACACCGAAAGGCGATGGCGCTAGTCAGGGCGTTTGGTTGCGAATCGGTATTGTCGAAATGCAAAGACGATATCGCCGCGGTGATGGCCGAAACAGGGATCAAAGAGGAACAGGCAAGAGCGTTTGCCGAATTACTTAAAGCCCGTCAGGCTACCGAGAATTCCACCCTGGAAGTGGAACGGATCTTAGCGAAGAAGAAATTCCCCCGCGCCCTAACGCGCAAACTGATAAAGACCTGGGGCGCCGAAGCCCCACAGCGAATTCATGATGATCCGTTTTCGCTGATGCAATTTCGTGGAGTTGGGTTCTTACTTGCCGATCGTCTTTGGATCGATCTAGGCAAGGATCCCGCAGCGATTCGCCGGCAAGCCGCGTACATTTGGCATGAAGTCCACACGTCGCGCGACGGCCACGCATGGCACGACGTAGAGGCGATCGCGGTCAAGCTCCGTCGAGCAATCGGCGCAAAAGCGAACCCCCGCGACGCGATATTAGCCGGGAAGGAAATTTTCGCGAAATCGCCGAACGAGTTTGGAGCGATTGCGACTGCTCGGAGTGATTCGAGCGGCCGATACGATCCGAAGGGCGGAAAAGTTTGGGTCGCTGACGGAAAAGACGAAGAATCGGAACGGTGGGTCGCTGATTTGGTTTCGGCCGCGGTAACGGAAGTCCGGCCGGTTTACTACTACCGCCAGGACGATCCTCAGCCGACGGCGGCGAAGATACTCGATTCGGCGCGATGCCAGCGATGTTATCGGCCGTTGACCGCCTCCGATATTCACGTCCTGCACGGTCGGCCGTATGGGCCGACGTGTATCACGCACGTTGACCCGAGAGGGACCGCGGAAATCGTCTCCCAGGAAGAATGGAACGAACGAAACGAGATCAAGCCACAAGAAGTCTCGCCGGCGAAGCTGGTTAGCGTCCCCGAAGTATCGCTCTGGCCGGACGAATCGGAAATCGAGGGGATCAGCGACCACCAGCGAGAGCAAATCGGCAAGTCGTTGACTGCCAGGGTAGGTTTACTCGGGGGCTCACCGGGGACCGGAAAAACATACACGATTGCGGCATTGATCAAGGCGATCGCACGGGGCGGGCGGGTGCCGCTCGACCAAATCGCGATCGGGGCGCCGACCGGAAAAGCCGCGGTTCGATTGACCGAATCCCTGCACGCTTGCGGACTCAGCGTCTACGCTCGGACGTGGCATTCCCTCCTGGGAGTCGCGAAGGCCGGCGACGGCGAATCGGAAGAATGGGGGTTCGTTCACGGGCTCAAACAGCCGTGGAGCTATCGAGTCATAATCGGCGATGAGACTTCGATGGTTCCAGCCGGCTTGATGGCGTCGATACTCAAAGCCCGGCCGAACGGCTGCCACGCTCTTTTTGTCGGTGATGCAAACCAGCTTGCCCCCGTTGGGGTCGGCGCCCCGTTCCGCGATTTTATCGGGGCCGGTCTGGCATACGGCGAGCTTCGCGAAATCAAACGCAATTCCGGCGGCATTGTCGAAGCCTGCGCCGATATTCGCGATCGACGGCCGTGGGCCGCGAATTACTGCGACCCCGGCCAAAACCTTTGGATCACCGGTGACCGCACGCCGGCAAGTCAAATTGCAAGAATCTTGTCGCTGATCGAAAACTGCCCCGGCGATCCGGTTTGGGACTGTCAAGTCTTAACGGCGGTCAACCAGCGGTCGGAGTTATCGCGGGAAGTCCTGAACCATATCCTGCAGGATCGACTAAACCCGAATCCTCCGGTTGAAGGAACCGACTTTAGAATCGGCGATAAAGTCGTCTGTCTATCCAACGGCGGGTACGATCCGACCGACGACACTGAATCCGATGGGCAAATCTATGTCGCGAACGGCGAAATCGGCCGGGTGCGGGAAATCATGCCGGGCCGGATGGTTGTTACGCTCGAATCCGGCGAGCGCGATAAATCGATCGTCGTCTTACGCGGTCCCAAGAGCACCGAAGGCGACGCGACCAACGGTTGCCCGTGGGATCTTGCTTACGCCATGTCGGTTCACAAGTATCAGGGAAGCGAGCAGAAGACGGTCATCGGCGTTCTGGACAACTATTTCGGCGCGAAGATGCTTTGCGACCGTGCCTGGATTTACACGCTGATCAGCCGAGCCAAGCACTTTTGTCAATTGGTCGGGACGAAGGAAACCGCCGAGTTGTTTTGCAAGGTTTCCCGAATGCACTTGCGAAAAACGTTTCTTGCCGATCGCATTCGCGAAAAACTTTACTCGCACGACACCGAGGGGTTGTAATGCAGATTTACGCTTTGAACGGCTACCTTTACTCGATTGAACCGCGATTAAAACCCGCCCTGGCAGATTACGTCGTGCAGTTCCCGTATCACGCAAATTGGACACCGAGACGGGCCGAGGCGCTATCGGCGACGATCCGGAGCCCTTGCATCCTGATCGGATTTTCAGACGGAGCCGATGCGGCGGCCAGAATTGCGAAATCAAATCCGAACGTCAAAGCCCTGTTTTTTCATTCCGGACTAGACAGCGGAATAAAACTTCCCGATTCGGTTGATTTCGTTGCGTATCGAACGACTGGCGATCGCACCCCGACCTACCAACAAACAAAACGGTTTTATTGGCGGCAGCGAGACGGGGTAATGGTTGAACTCGTTCCGGTTGCGTTTGACGATCCAACGCGATTCGAGCGGACGTTCTTGACTCCGCTTGGCCATCAGTTTCACAACGCTATCCCGCACTTGGTTTCGGCGATCGGGGAGGTCATGAAAAAATGGTCCTAGACTCGAAATTTAAGCTTTTGGTCGATCATTTCGGGATACTTGACCCCGAAGACTGGCAGGCGATTCGTCCGGCGGAAATATCGGCCGTTCCGTCGATCGGCTCATCGACGTTAAATCACTTGCGGTTGATGCTGGCCAATCGAGGACTAACCCTCCTGGAAGATCGGACCCCCGAACACTGGCAAGCGGAACTAGGGTTAAAACGAGGGGCGACGGAGATATCGCAAACCGATAACGCGATCGTTTCGGAGTTTCGGATCCTGATCGACACCAGAGAGCAGAATCCGTTCACGTTTACGGGAATTAAGGCCGATGCCCGCCAGGGTGGAAAACCCATCCTGGTGGCCACAGAGCGGACTACGCTTGGCGAATCACACGGAGATTACACCGTCCCCGAATTGATCGACTACTGTCACGTCGAGCGGAAAAGCCGCGAGGACGCATGGGGGACGGTACTCGGTTGGGGTGATCGCCGGGAAGCATTTCAGCGGACGCTTGAGTATCTAGCAGAGATCCCGGTTGGGCTCGTCGTCGTTGAAGCGACGTGGGGCGATTGCCTAAATAACATGCCCGAACACGGCACCCGTACAAAATCCAGTAACCAGAAGATTTTCAATCGGCAAGTGTTAGCATGGGGCCAAGACTACGGCGTCCAGTGGCATTTTTTTGACGATAGACGACTGGCCGAAGTCAATACGTTCCGAATCCTTGAACGACAATGGAGGAAGCAGAAAGAAGCACAGAAAAGAGCACAGAAAGAAGCAAGCGAAACCGATTACGAACTATAGACCGAATCCCTCACACAAAAGCCCAAACGATGAAACGAACATTACAGCCAGGAAAGATTGTCAAATCACAAGCCCCGCAGGCGGAACCGGCCGCCGAAGCAAAGCCCGAAGCAAAGCCCGAATCGAACGCCAAGCCGGCGACCGTCGGCGTCAATTTTCTGGACGAAATCTACAGCGATCAGAAGTTGATTTTGAGCCTGCAAACGAAGATAGCCGGGTTGGTCGAGCAGATTGAAGGCACAAAAGCTCAACTATCGGAAGCGATGACGAAGCAAGCCCGATTCCTTCGCTCTCTTCCAGCCGCGGTAATTGCGGCTCACGAAGGCCGAAGCGTCGAGGACGTTCAGCAGGAGATCGACGGCGCGGTAATGGATGGGGCCCGTGTTATTTATCGCGGTGTAACGATCAGGAGCGAGGGATCGGTAATCGGCACGGCGATAGAATCCGGCGAACCCCAGGAGCTTATCAAGGTTGCCATCCCGCCGCCGATCGTCGTTACCGAATCCGCGCCGGCTGGCGGCCCGGTTACCGCCAAGCCTGCACCCGATACCGCAGTCGTTAGCAACACTGAGCCGTACCCCGAAGGCTGGAACGAAATCCCGACACAATCGATTTTGGCCGACGTTCGCGGGCTAGGGCCGAATCGGATTGACGCCATTGTCGAAAAGTTTCCAAAGCTCTCGGACCTGCACAATTCGCGAGTTTTGGCCGAGTCCCAAAGCCGGTTTTGGTTCAGCGAATTTCCGAAAGGGACCGGGAAGAATATCGTCGCCAGAATTGCGGAATTGATGGACCGGCTCAAGGCCAAGCAGGACGAACCAGAAGCCGAAGAATCCGCCGAGGTTTGGATCGACGATCCGGTCGAACCTGCCACGGAATCGCCCAAGGCCGATTCGCCACACGTCCGGCGGGTCAAATCGGTCTACAAGTCGGTTATGTCCGATCCAAGTTTCGATTCACTTTCCGGAGGTGATAGCGACCTGTCGTGGGTCGCCGGGTGGGACGCCGCGATCGACGGATACGATTACACGCAATGTCCCGAGGAACTTGGGATCGCCGAAGTAACGGCGTGGATCAAGGGGTGGGCGTGCTGGTATGAGCACGAAAAGCCGAAGCTCGAAGCGATCGAAGCGGGCGAGCAAGGCAAGGTTACCGCGGAGGTTACCACGGAGGTTACCGAACCGACACCCGAGCCGGTTACCGAAGGCGATTTTGATCAAGACGTAATCGAGCACCGAGCGTTTATTATCCGAACGATGGGGTGGCTTCGCGAAAACCAAGGGGAAATCGGGAAGCGATCGGCAAACGACCCGGCGTGGTGGGACCGCGGTTACGCGGCTTTTGCAGAGGGCCAAAGCTTCTACATTTGCCCCGATGCTGAATTGCCGGGCTACGATTTTGAGATCGACGAAATCGATCAAATCGACTGGATCCGCGGGTGGGTTGCTGGGCAGATGGAGCAAGCGGCTAAGGTTGATGAGGTTGCCGACGAAGTTACCAGCAAGGTTACCAGCGAGGTTACCAGCGAACCGCCGATTCTGTCGTTTGATCAGAAAAAAGCGACTGGTTATCACGAAGCGTCAAGCGACTCGTCACCGCGACGGCCGAAGGTCAGTAAGAAAGCTTACACCGATGGGTATTCTGCTGCACTCCGCGGTATCGAGTCGCCCGATCCGGCTCAATACGAGGATAGCGAGTCGATCCCGCAACTAGCCGACTGGTATCGGGGGTGGCTCGACGGTCGCGAGCTTGACGCGGACCTATAACCCGGCCGATCGGAGGTCGGGCTATGGCGAAGTATGAAATCAAAGCGCTCAAGGCCGCGGCTTTGGGCGCTTGGCCGGCGATCGTCGAGCGGGTCGGCGGGATATCCGACGACTACTTGGCGAATCGACACGGCCCCTGCCCTCGATGCGGCGGGAATACTCGGTTCCGAGTGTTCGAAGATTTTGACCGGACCGGCGGGGCGGTGTGTTCCCATTGCGGAAAATTCGGCGACGGTATCGCGCTCGTCCAGTGGGCGACCGGCCAGAGCTTTTTACAGACGGTGGAGTCGATCGGCGATTTTCTGGGAGTCGCGCCGGCGGGGAAGACTGCCAGGGGTGGTTCAGCAAAGACGAAACCGGCTGAGGCGGCCAAGAAATCGACGAAGGAACCGAAAAAGGAAACGACAAAGGGAAAAGAGCCCGACGAAGCCTTGAAAACGGGCCAGGACGAGACGAAAGCCGATCCGATGCGGAATATCCAGTGGATCGCCTGGAATCACCCCTTGGTAGCATTTTGGTGCTTCAGAAAGGGGTTGTCGGTCGAGTCGCTTCCGGCGGGGTCGAGACTTTGCACTTACCGCAAGCGATACACCTGCCTTGCGGTTCCGGCGAAGTCGATTGGTGGGGAAGTCTGTGCGTGGTTGATTTACGAAATTGGCGGGGGGCGTCTCCCGCATTTTGAAAAGGGATCAAAAGAGGTAGCGGAATGGTTGAAAGTGAAAATAATCAAGACGAAATCCGAAGGTTTGCAAAAGTAGTCGGGTGCGGAAGCTGGCACGATTGCGGGAGCGTTTCTTACGTCAAGGCGGCAGAAATCGCAATTCGGAAAGAACTTGAAATCCGGGAGGGACAGCAATTTGCCGGATTTTTGCATCAGCTTTGCAAATTTGACCACCTTAAAGCCGCGGTTCTTGTCGCCGACAACGACACCTTTACTGGCAGTCGTTTAATTAGGGCGAACATCTCGCTCAAATTTGAGTTTTTTACTCGTCCACCGGAGTCGAATGAATGAATTCCGACGTTCACGCCCCGTTCATGAAAATCGGCCCGGCGACGCTCAAGCGAGTTGCCAACGAAAACTGCTTTATTGAGTGGGAGGTCTGGCACGAAATTGAAGAAATTGGAGCGATCCAGTTTTTTGAGGACGGATCACTTCACGCTCGAAAAGTAAATCGGTACGGCGATTTGATTTACTCGATTGTGAATCTCTCTAGCTGGGTTCTGCTCCCAGTCCCGGTTGTTCTGATCAGATTTGCAACTATCGCCATTCTTGCGGCAAACGGGATTGTTTGGTCGGAAGACCGATCGACGATTGACTCCATTTTTACAGAGGATTGAACGAGCATGAGCAAGGAAAAAGAAGCGGCAGAAGCCAACAAAGGCCGGACGTTACTAGTCCCGGACGAGGTAAAGTTTTACCAGCAAGCCGGCGAGATATTCGGGCGTGTTCATGAGTTACTTCCGTCGGGTCGTCTAAAAATGGAAGTTTTCCTAGAGCCAGGAAAGATGCGATGGATGTCGTACACCTGGGACGATTGGATATCCGGAAAGCCTTGGAGCGGTTCGTTTATCGTCTTACCGGATACGCTTAGAACGGTTTCGAGTATTGAACAATTTTCCCGCGAAATGTTTCGAGAGCTTAGCCGAATGCATGAATGGCATGGCGGGAAATGCGACCACGAAAAACAGCCTTGAAAACTGAATCGTGATTTATTATTGTCTTAGACGATTGACCGCATTGAAGCGAACAGCGGGAGAGAACGACCAGTACCAGCCGGTGACCGAATAGTTCGGATAGTTCCGTGAGCACATGCCGAGAAATCGGAAATACTGCACGGTGAACAAAAACGGCGAAGCCCGAGTCGTGACAGCCGGAGAGACGGCAGACGGATCGGTAGCTCAGAGGCAGAGCTAGGGGTTGTACCCCTGGTCGCAGGTTCGAATCCTGCCCGATCCAATGATTGCTTTTCGGTTGGTCGACAGACCTATCCTTTACGGAGAAAAAACTAGCAAAGGCTATTGAACGAAAATAGATAGCCCAGCCAGCCACGGCATCAAGTCACCCCAACTATAACGCAGAACGCGGGGGAAATAGTGGCAAACTTGCGTGACAGCCGGAGAGACGGCACTTTATTTTGCTTGGCAATTAAAGGCTTGGGTTGATTTATGGAAAAGCTTAATTCTGTCATAGTGCGGAGGGCAGCCGACGACTTTGAAGCGTTTCAAATCGCAGATGTTATGCAATCGTTTCAGCATGTCGAAGTTATTTCGATTGTTTTCGAGCGTCTTGGCATTTGGCATGTTTTCGCAAAGTTTGCAAGCGACAAAGTGCATCCCGACCAAATCGACGACAAAATTGACCAAGTTGTATTTCCGCCAGTTTCGCCAGAAAAAAGTTAAGCCAATTTGCCGATAATGAACCTAAACGACTACGCGAAAGAATCCCACGAAGCCAACCGGCAATGGTGGGTCGATATTAAAACCGGCCAGCCCATTCAACGAAATAAGGCCGAACAGCTTTGTCTGATCCACAGCGAAATCAGCGAGTGCCTGGAAGGCGTCCGCAAGGATCGGATGGACGACCATTTACCGAATCGAAAAATGGAAGAGGTCGAACTAGCGGACGCTCTGATTAGGATTTTCGACTACGCCGGCGGGCACGGGCTGGACCTGGAAGGGGCGTATCGAGAAAAGACGGCTTACAACGCTTGCCGGGCGGATCACCGGCCGGAAAATCGAGCGGCCGACGGCGGCAAAAAGTTTTAATTGATCGGCAGTACCGTGAAAAACACTTTATCAGGTTGGGCGATTGCCTTTAGCGTGCCCAAGTCAACGTTTCGAAATGCTTGGGTTCGGTCCGGCCAGCCGGGGACGATCCGAACGTCTGGGGTTTGGCTTTCCAAGCAGGAGGCCGCCAGGGTGCTGAAATCAATTAACACGAAACGCGGGAGGCCGAAAAAATGCAAGATTGGATCGAAGCGGTAAAAAATATCGGGCTGTTGGTCGCCGCTGCCATCGCGGTAATTTCTATCTTCACCGAAGCGCTAATTGAAAATGAATAGCTTTCTGTCCGTTGGCTTTATTTCGGCCGCATTGCTTGCCGTCGCCGAACTCCACTCGTCTACCCCGTGGGTCACCCCGGATTACTTCGCCCGTCCCGGTGAATTGCAATACCGGTCTGAGCCGAAGCCGGGCAACTGGTGGATGGCCCCGTGTCAGTTTTCAAACGACCCGGAATTTCGCGAGATTGTCTCTGGCCGATACGACGGGGCGAACGCCGACGACCCGCGAATAGGCGATCGGGCGAAGCTTTACAAAGGGCCGGACGGCTATTATCGGTACTGCCGGGCTAAGGAATCTGATCGGGTTAAGTTTACGACTCGACATCACTATTACTGGAAGACTGGCAGTTCCGGCGCCCCGTCGCTTTCACAACTGGCGTTAGGGGCAGTCTCCCAGGTGGTTGCATCACATGAAGACCGGTTGGCGATAATTCAGTATCGCGGCAAACGCGACGCGATTCTGAACAAAGACGCGGCGGATACTTGGAACGCTAAGAAATAACCGCAAACCCGCCTTTGGACCTAGACCGGATCGACTCCCAAATCGCGATATCTTGCAAATTTGCCGCCCTAACGGCTTCGCGATCCTCATCAGTGAATTCGACCGGATCGCTTGCGTTAATCCGTTGAATCACACCCTGGTAGCCGGCTGATCGGATCATCGCATCTGCAGAAGCAAAGACGTACCGATATTTCGATTCGGCAAAGTTTTTCGCGTAATAGTTCGAGAATTCCCCGATATTCTCGCAACACCAGCCGATCGACTTCGATTTGCACAGTAAATGCCAAGTTTCTTGGCGGTGCATCCGGCAGAATTGATAGAGCGACAAAACACGTTCGACCGGATCGCGGAGAACGGTCATCGGTGACAGTTTCGGATTGGCCCAGTTTCGAAGGGTAATCGCACGGTGGCCGCAGACGAGATTGAACCCGTGACGTTGAGATTCGGGCATTGAAGCGAACTCCCGGATCGATCGGTTCGGGTTTCGCGGGTCGATTTGGAAATGATTCGGGAATATCTCCCGGAGGTGATGACAGACGGTTAATCCGCCGGTTTTGTGCAAGTGATTAAACAAAATCACCGGATTCTCTCCTTGCGTAAAGTCTCATCCGACTCAATCTTTCGTCGTGCGGGCACAATGCTAAGTGAACTACCTTTGCCGATGGTTCGTCCTGCTTGAACGTTTTCCAATACCACTGGGTATTGAATTCCGCCGGAAGATCGCGAACGCAAGAAAAGTGAATCGCCCGGTATTCGACCCAAAATTGCTCTGAAGTGTGGTCGGTGCCGATCAGGATCGGTGGAGGATCCCAAATCCCTGAATCTCGCTGGTCCCAAATTACGACCCCGCTGTTGTAGCATCTGCTTGGTTCGGGCTTAATAATTTGCTGCTCGCCCATTTTGGACGTTTGCCTCATCGCCCATTCCTGGTGGCCCGGCAGGAGCTTATTCGTGTCCGGGTGCATCCAAACCGCACCCGGTTCGAATTGCTCGAACAAGTTACCGACGTTTGACCGCAGCCAAATATCGGTATCGAGAAAAACGGCCCGATCATACTTCCTGGCGATCGCACCGACTCGAAATTTATTGGCAAGCGGATAATCCGGGCACCGATCGTCGTTAATTCCGATGAAATCGGCCCCGATGAATTCGGCGTACTGCCGAAACCGTGGCCAAGTGATTTTAGATAGGTCGATCGCCTTTTGGCCGGTGGCGACGGAGACGACTGCCAGGGGGTGATTCGGTTCGGCCGGCGGGTCAAGGCTGAACGCGATCGGGACAGTATCGGGTGTCTGTTTTTTGGTCGGGTGGCAAACCGGGCACCGTTCTAGCCCCTTTTCGCTGAACACACTGGACCCGCATTGATCGCAGTTCCACCGCACCCGCAGCCATCGACCAGCCGGACATCGAGCCGTCGGGATTTCGATTCCGACGTGAATTAAACACGGTCGATCAGGTTGAATTGTCTTCAATTCCATGCAGACGCCGCCGGAATTGCTCGGGCATCGCTCGCAAGTCGATTCGCGGTCGATTTGATACGCGATCGGTCCGGGCTCGCACTTGTGGCGATAATTCGGGTAAGCCGCGCGATAGGCCCCGCAGTCCGGACAGTGAAAATCAATTCGGGCTTTCGCCGGCGCCGCCTTCGCGATTTTTTTTCCGCCGATTTCCTCGATCGCCGACCGCCGAGCCGTAACACCCCTGGCAGCCCCGCCAATCTGGACAAGTTCCGGCGACTCCGATTTCCTAGCCAAACACCCCATCAGGTCACCTCGCACGGGCACGGACGGCCGCCGGTAATCGTCCCGGTGATCGTCCAATTAAATACGACCCCATCGACCGTCATCGTCCCGGATCCGGTGATTTCGTTGCAATCGGTCAGGATCGCGTCGAGAACGGCGGCCGAAAACGGCCCATCAGGCATCACGAAATCTAGGCTGATTTGCAGGTTCGGGTCACAGTCTGACGTGCCGAGCGTAACTCGGGCGCGACCGTGGGGCGGATTCGACGGGGCGCAAGTCTGTGACGTGTCCTCGACATCGACCATTAGGCCATTATCCCGCGGGCACAAAACGCCATCGACAAGCTGGCAGATACCGAAATGCTTACTTAACCCCGTTCCGTGCTTCCGGATTTCCGCGGTGTCGGTCGTTCCCCCGCAAAATACGTTACTGTCGGCAGTAATTTCGATCAGCAGTTCGGTTAATTGAGTTGGTCCGCCGACTTCGTATAGCTCGCCGAATTGCGGATCCTCTTCGGCAGTCTCGCAAAAATCCTTCGACAGCGGCCAATAGCAATCGCAAACGCAATGGGGAGGGCAGCAGCATCCCGAATTATCCTCTTCGCACGACTCAAATCCGAACGTCGCCCCCAGGGTGGTTGCTTCGTCGACTTCGACCACGATTGAGACTTCGCCAAGAACGTAAGCTTCGCAATAGATATCGGCGCAGTCCGCAGCCAGCGAAACCGAGTATTCCGTCTCTGATTTGGTCCCAAAGTTGACCGAGCCGCCATCGTCCGGCGGGGTGTTCGGGTCGGTCGATCCGTCCGCAGGATTCACGGCCGGGGAGTTGTCGGTTAGCGTCCACGGATTATCAAACGTCACCGATACTGAGTATTCCTTCGCCGGATCCCACCGGGGCGGGATTATCTCGATTTCGACATCGAGCCCTTCGCCTGGGCAGTATAGGCCGGCCGGTCCGGTGGTGTCGATCGACGCAAGTAGTCTGTAACCGCTGGCCGATTCCGAAACCTGCCAAACCTTTCCCTGGTAGTACACCGGCGCGTCGACCGCCGGCAGGACCAAATAACAGCACGGCTCGCAGTCCGGCCCGTCGCAGCATCGCGGCGAGTCCGGGCACCGCTCTATTTCGATTTCGAGCGACCATTCGGGATCGTCTAGTCCGATCGTCAGGTAGGCCAAAAACAACGGCGAATCGAGCCAGCATTTTGAGAACGCAAGGGTGGCGGAGAATTCCTGATCCGTGATCTCGACCCAATCGATCAGGCCGCGGTCAAAAACTTTGGTCGCTTCCGGAGATTCCGATACATAGCCCCAGGCCGCGCCGTAAAAAGCGAATCCGCCGGTCGGTTCGTCGCCAGGAGAGGTTACGCCAAACGCAACGGTGATCGATTCGCCATCGCACACGATCCGCTGAAACTTGCTCGGAACGGTGATTTTGATAGAGATTTCGGTTTCGCCGACAACTTCCGTTCCGACCAAATCGCCCGAATCATCGAACGTCCCCCAATTGATCCGAATACAGCACGGCGGACACGCCGGCGGGGGCGGATAGTAATAGCAGCAGCAATCGGGATCGGTGGTGAGTGAATCGCCACCGATCAAAAGAGGTAGCCCGCCGAGGGTGATAAGCGGCATAAAATCACGCCGGGGCGATGATCCGGATCGCGGTTACCCGAACATTCGTACTGGCGGCCGACGCCTTTAGCTCGATTAAATCGGGGTCGACGTGGGGAAGGACCATCGCCGGATCGTTGGGACGTAATGACCCCATCACCGCGGTAAACGTTCCTGAAATATCGCGTCCGACTTCAACCGTCGCGGTCGTCGATAAATTCTTGATGACGAGCATACAAGGATCGGCAACGGCTCCGGTATCAATCGTCGCTTCGGTCGTTCCGACGACGTTCACCACTTCCGCGGCTACGTCGCTCGTACTGTTGACCGACGCCGATTCCGGCTGAATCGTCCCGGTTTTGACCAAATTGTTCGACGTGACTTGGATTTGCAAACTGGTATTGATCGCGACGGCCATTTCTTTCCCTTATGGTTCGGTTGGCGGACATTCGGCAAGTTCGATTGTAGCGGGCGAAGCGGAATTATACCCGCAAACTAGAATCGTTGACCGGGTAAATGCCAAGTAGCCGGGGGCGGCCGGGTTGTTTTCTGGATTGCTGCACGGCGACTGGACCGGCGAACCGGCAACGCTTGGATCTGCTGGCGGAGACGCCGGCGGGCTCGATACGCACCCGGACGCGCAAGGAGTCGTCAACACCCAAGAGGAAGTAGCAGGATTCCAGGTGTATTCCGCGTAGCCCTCGCACGCCGGGACGGGCGGGACAAGGTAGGCATTTGTTACTACGTCAATGCTTTGCAAAGTGGGTTCCGTTGTCCCAAGTTCCGGCTCTGATCCGCACGGGAACGCCAGTATAGACTGTCGGACATAGTTAATCGCACACCCCGTATCGTCATAAGCCACCGCCGAAACAAAATCAATTTCTTCGGGCTCGCCGAGCATCGCCGAACGGGTGGCGTGGGCGACATAGACCCCGGAGTGCGGATCCAAATCGGCGTAGACCTCGCAAGGCTCGCAAGGCTCCCCCAAGGGGTAGACCACCACGACCGGATCGCCACAGCTTTCGGGATCTTCCCCGTACCAGTAGTCCAAAATTTCCGGGGTTCCGCCCGTGTATTGAAACAAAATCATCCGGGCACGCCGCCGGGCAGCGTCGCGAATTTCCCACCGCGGGGTCGGTGTATTGGTGTAATCACAATCGACGATTTCCTCGCCGGATTCATCGACCGGCGGCCGGCAGGCATCGGTCACAAGCTGCAGAATAACCGGCGAATTGCAAATCCCGTCAATTTTCCAAGGGTTTTGGAATTCAATCTTCCGCAGTTCATCGATTCCCGGCGGTTCGAGGACGTGGGGGAATGTCGACCGAACCTTGACAAATTCGGCCGATCCGGTGCCGTCGTTTCCCGTCAGTGATTCGTCTAGGGTCGCTTCAATCTCGAACCCGTCAAGTTTCTGGGCGAACGCATCGTAAACCCACCCTGGCAGTCCGCTCTCACCTCCCAAATCAACCGAACACTGATAATGGCAAAGTATCTGGTCGCATTCCTTGAGCGGCGGCAGGCAATCAAGCGAAATCACCCGCAGCAAAATCGGCCGGCGGTCTGAGCCGAAATAAGGGCCATCGGCGACCACGATTTGAGCTTCTGCCCATCCGTCGTCGTCTTCATCAAACGTGAGCCGAAAAACTGCCGAATCGGTCGGGTGGACGTAAACCTCGGGATCTTGGCAAAGTGACGTAATCGGATAGAAATTCGGCGGCAAGCTTTGGATGTGCGTTGACACCGCATCGGGATCGTCGGTGCCGGCGACTCTATAAGAGACGTAATCGTCCCGGCCGGTTAGCTGCCAGGGGTGAATCCCGGGAAGTGAGGCGGCATAAGAACGGTTATTCCAGGCCGCATAAGTTTCGGCCAAATAGACGCACGACAAACGGAATTTTTCTGCCGCGGCGGCATCTACCACGATTTCCGGGGTGCCGGATACCCTTTCTCGGAAATGCCGGACAAACCAGGGGGAATGAATTGTCGGTCGTAGGGGTCCATTCCCGAACGCGAATGAATGCGAATAGGGGTATCGCTCTTTGCATTCGTTGGAGTGATCGACGACGGCCCGACCGATAAATCGAACCGACGCCGGGTGGATATTGGCGGGCAATTCTCCGCCCATCCAAGGGGCCATTGGTGCGACATTGGGGTTAAATCCTTGCGAGGAATCAAACCAACAGACAAGGCCATTAGAAACAAACCGGGGAACTACTCGATAGCCGATCGAGAGAGCAATCGTTTCCATTGCTACCGAGTAGCCTAGCCCCGGATTATCAAAGGTTTCGCGGTCGGGAACGCCGGCCGACGCTGGCGGTTGCTGAAAATTAGCCGGCGGGAATGCTGGGTTGCTGATTCGGTTGACAATTTGAGTCCAGGTTTCCCCCTGGGTGCTCTGCGTTAAAATTGCGTCACGGATCACCGAATATCGGATATCTACAAGCGGCAACAGCCAAAGGTTATTCCCGCCCGTCGCATCAAGCCGTACCGGCGGCAAGGCGAACATCGGCCAAGTAAACGACCCTTGGTAGTTCAGTTCCAGAATCCCGGAAGTATTTGACAGCCCCCACGATAGCGGAATATACGACAAATCTCCCGCGTAACCCCATAATTGGCCGGCGATTGCGGCCATCTGTTCGCGACCGAAAACAAATAATCCCCGCCCGTATCGGGTCGCACCCGTCGGGATTATTACTTCATTGAGCCGCGGGGCCGGAATATCGGGGTATGGCAGGTGAAATCGGGCTGAATTAGTACCCGAAAACGGGTCCGCGGTAAGCTCGAACGTCAGGCGGTCGTGGGCCGCCGGCCATCGGCTTTCCGGCCATCGTTGAGCGGTGAACCGCTCAAGCGTTTTGCTAACGTCCAGGACGGCCGGCTGGCCGCAGAAGTACACGCCCGGCATTAGGTTACGTCCCAGTCAAAGGCGGTAGAGACGACAAGTTTCATCGCAACGGCATTCGCTTTTCCAATTATCACGTCGGCGGGGGCGTCAGAATTGAGCGGAGAAAGCTGGTCGCGCAATAGCGGTTGATCGCCGTCGCGGGGTTCCCATCCGTCGTCAAATCCAAAAAGAGCCTTTAGAATCGCGGTTTTCCACTGGTATATCCCCCAAGCGCTATCGTCGTCGCCGGTTAATCGCTGGCCGTACTGCCGGGGGCGGTCAAGGTTCACAATTACAATCGGTGTAATAATCACCGATCCGTCTTCGGTGATCGTCGCCGACCCGGCGCCCGCGAACATCTGGCCGACAAAACTACCGGCCCCCGGCGAGACCGTCACCGCATATCGGCCTCCAGGGAGGGTTACGGGAATCGCTTGGTCAGAAAGAAAACAATTCTGGTCGTTGAGCCGCTCGATTTTGTCGCGAAGTCTGCTAACGATCGAACGCAAGATTTTCTCTTGAGTCGTCCGGCTCCGTAGTTCGGGGTCGATCGTCATTGGAGCCCTTGAACTTGTTCTGAGGAAAGGTCAAGCCAGTTATCTTGCGGGGTTAAGCGGTCAATTTGACTGACCGCACCTTTCAATTTTGCGAAATTCGATACCCCATTCTCAAGTAAATAAACGTATTCCGAAACTACCGAAAACCGGCGACCGCTTCCATCGGCAAGCAATTCCGGATTTTTAATGGTGTACGAAAAGCTTTCGAGCACTTCCCGCGACATATTTTGGTCGACCGCTTCCTCGACAAGCAGGGGAACCGCGGGCATTCTTCCGTCCCTCGTCGAAGTGACCGTAAAAACGCGACGGCTTACCCTGCCGTGAAGCTTCGCCAGCAGGCTCTTATTCCCCTGGGTGTCCGCTAGCGGCATCTGAGCCCACCCGGTTTTGGTTTCGTGCCGTTGGACTAGCTCGACGAATTGATACGGGAAATCGTAAATGTTGTCCCGTGGGTTATTTTCGTACTTCGGACGAAGATAAGTCTCGTCCGCCGGTAGTGGGTCGGGGACATTCTCAATTTCCGACTGATCGGGATAATTCGCGGGCTTTACTTCGGGTCGGGTCGGCGGCGAAATGTAGCCCGGCAAAACGCCTTGTGGAAATCCGTGCCAAATTGAGCAAGGTGATTGCAAATAGCAGGCAAACGTACCAGCGGGGCCCGGCGAATCAAACGGCAGGGGAACGGGCCATACGCGGGGGTCGTAGCCTTCGATTTCATACTCGCTCGTCCCGGTCAAAGTCGTAAGCGGCTGGCCCATCCGTTCTAACCGAAGGGCAAGCGCTCTGGCGGTAACAAGATCGTCGGTGTATTGGGCCTGAATCCGAAGCTCGATCGACGGTTCGTTAAGGACATTCACGACCGAAGCGCTTTTTAAAATCGTTTTTTGGGTTTGCTTTTTGCCACCCACCCAAACCGGAACCAGTCCGTTAATCCGATCCGTCGCCACCTTTCCGGCGCTGGCGATCAACTGCGTTTTATCCACCCCTGGCGGCCCCGTCAGCCTAACCGATATCTCTCCGCTCAAAATCAGGCCGTTCCCCGTTGCGGTTTCGGCGTGGTGTGCCGACCAGCTAACCGCCGGCCAAGGCGGCGCGGCGTGGGCTTGGCGATCTTCGATTTGATACTTGAGGACAAGTCCGGTCGGATCGTCGGTAAATTTCTGCCGTACCCGTTTGTATCCTGCCAAGAGAGGTGGAACTACCAGGAACCGCATCAGGTGGGGCCAGTGGGCATGATTCACTACTCGGAGAGTTCCGGATATCGTCCGGGTTGTGATCCAGTTTTCGTCCTTGCTTTCGTCCAGGCTCCAACGGTTGCTGAGAACCCGATTGTCGCCGGCCACGGGGCCGAACCCGACCGGCGGTAGGTCGTAATTTCCAAGGCACAATCGGCGGGTAACTTCGATCTCAAAAATCACCCGGATTGATCGGCCGCCGATTATCTTCTCGACCCGGACCGCCCGCGGCTTTGGGCCGTTGTCTACGTCAATCACTGACGACCGGGCCACGGTGCTTGTAATCTGAGTTGATAGCGGGTGCGCCGGCATTGCTCCATCCGGTATCCCGGTTGCGACCAGGAGGGAACCGTCAACGCCAGAACCCGCCGGGCCGGCTTCGTTTGCTACCCCGCCGTCAACCAAAAGCCAAAAATCCTTGCGGGGCTCGTAGAGACGGGAGTTGATATCGACCATTCGCTCGACCGCCGACAGTCCGGCAGGGGTCTCGATACCGAATTGCGGCGCGGAGTGAATTGCTACCAGGGTGGATGCTACACGGATCGTAAATTTCGAGCCGATAACGTCGGTGCCGCTTTCATCAAACTGAACCGATTGTTCAAACGACTGAGTTTCGCAGTCTCGAAGGGTGACGCCGTTGTAAATTATCGTGGTGGACATTACTTAAATAGCTCCTTGGGGCCGCCGAATTCTGGCCGCTTCCCGTCAAGCTTTCCGTCCGAAACATCGGCCAGAAACGACGACCAGGGCGTAAGCGATTGGTCCGCGTCGTCCTGGCCGAAAATCCATTCGCGAATATCTTTCAGCCCTTCTGCGATCGTCTCTGTCAGCCCGATTACCTTGTTAGCGTAATTCACGGCCGAAGTGAACGCCGATAGCGTCTGAGCAAACCCGGCGCTGATTTCGTTCGATACTTCCGAAATACCATCCCGCAATTCGGATTGTTCTTTAAGCAAGCCTTGTAGCGGCCCCGACATTGTTTCGGCACGCCGGACGCCCCGCTGTATTTCGTCCGCGTCGAATTGAGCGTAGGCCGCGGCCAATCCTCCCTCGTATTCACTGAGCCCGCGATTGAGGGCGAGAACCCCGGTATTCATCAGTTCCAGGCCACGAACCAGTCCGGTAACTGCCGTCGCCGCCTTGATCGCCACGCCGGCGAAATCACTTACTGACGAAACCGCGGAAGAAAATGCCGCACCGATCCCGCTTCCCGGCTGATTTGGCGGCGGTTGGCCGGGTGCCGATCCAGGCGGGGCCGGTGGTGGTGGCGGCGGTGGACCCGCGGCCGATCCCGACGGCTGGGCCAAATTGCTTCCCGACGGAGCCGAAACCCCTCCTGGCTGCGTCGCCGCGGTCAAAATCCGGTTGAACCGCGCCGAAAACCGACGCTGGTAGAGCTCGTCAGGAACCGCACCGGCCGGCGCGTCTGCTAGTTCGTCGTCGCTGATTTCCTCTCCGGCCTGCATTCGCTCGACGAACGATTGTCGCATCGACTCGATATCGGAGGTGGGCTCGCTGGCCCCCTCTTTTTCGCCGAGCAATCGCGGGAGCCCGGAGATGAACCGGATCCCGCTTCCGACCATTCCACGACCGCCGGACGTGATCGCCGCACCGCCGATCCCGCGAAGTAATGCGCCGATGATCGGAATCATTGCCTCACCTGGGATAACGTAAACTGGTACTGATCGTAAGCGTACTTCGCCTCGTCTGGCGACTCGCAAACGCTGTTAAACCACGATGGGGTCAGTGTACCAAAATAAGAGGCGACGCCAGAACGAACTACCGCAGATTGCCGGACTTCTTCCCGCCGTCGGTTCAACCAGAGACCAAAGAATCGTTCGTAATCGGTTCGTTCGACGGCGGCGAGGTCGATTCCGTAGAGGGAGGCGAGGTCGGCGAAGTGTCGGTACTTTTTTTTAGCGTCAAGCAGTAGGTGTCAAACGCCAGCATTAGTTCAAGCAGTTCGGAAATCGTCAGGCCGCGGCCGGATCCCGAAAGAGAATTGACGCGAAAAACGGTCTGAGCCGTTTTCGCGACTACTGCCAGGGCGAGTTCGTCACCTTTTGCCGCATCGAACAAGTGTCGTTCGGTGAATTCTGGATGATCGCGAAGGGCCATTGCGACCGCGATCGGATCGGCGGCGCGAATTCGCTCGCCATCATAGAAGCGGAAAATCGACCGGCGCCGATTCCATAGCCATCGACGAATAAAACTGAACATGACTCAACCCTTGGTGGGCGTTACTGGAGCGTGCCGTTAAGCCACCCCGGAACCAAAGACGAATCGCGATTATAGACTACCCCGACGTTATTCGCATTGACCGTTCCGTAGTAATGCCCGACGGGTACGCGGTGGGCCTCAAAACTGAACGAAAGGACCGAAAATTTCGTTCCCTGGCCGCATTCGACCGGATCGCCGACAACGCAACACGGGAAGTTTCGAAAAAACCAGTCCTTGCCGGCGTCGGCTTCGCCAAACGGGATCGGGTTCGACTTGCTTGGGGCAATCACGATCCGGAACGACCGATCCCGCAACAACAACGAACCGATTTCGGCATCGGTAATCCGGCCCTCGACTGCGTTGACGTTGTGAGATTCAATCAGGCGTTTCACGGCCGGATCCCACCGGCTGAGCGAAAATTGACCGCGGACGATCATGCCGAGTTGCTGTTTTTCGATCGGCGGCCCTTGTGGTCCCCCGTGCGAATCGCCGGGCACGTCATGGGTAAATTTCTGGACGCTGAGCCGGGTTTCGTCCATCTGCTCGCCGATCTTAACGAGCGTTGAATAGTTGTTTCCGGGGAATCCGATATACAACTTCGACGCCCCGGCGACTTGAATGTATTCCGGCATTATCGGCCCCTTGGAAGTCTACTGTCTGGCACAGGAAAGTATCGGCCCATTCGGACCGTTAAATCGTTGCGGTTTTCCAAATCAACGACGGAAGGGCCGCCGATATCAATTACGCTTGCGTCAATTACCGACGGCAGGCCAAAAACGTTTTCGCCCCGCATAAGTGCTTGAATCGCGTCGCGGGAATTCTTGGTTAATCGGTCGATCATGTCGCCATCAGCGGCCTCGGGTCGACGCTGGTAAAGCGCCGCCATCGCCAAGCCGCAGACGATCCGCTTTAAGTGGGACAACGCGCCGCCGGTCAGTCCCGAAAGCTGGTTGACGGTGTATCGACCGCCGGCCAGCAATGCCGCCTCAACCTCCCCGGAAGCGTCTTCAAGGGCTACCGCCACCTTGGTTGACGTAGCGACCAAATCGCGATCTTGCGTCGCTCGATCGTCGGTCGCTAGGTCGCCGACTAGATCGACATCGTATCTGTCGATCAGGTCTTGTCCGGTTGCGTAGGCCATTGCTGCCAGGGAGGGTTACGGGTCGGGAGTCGATCAGGCCGTGATTACGTCTTTGAAGACGAATCCCGACGCCGAAGCGGTGATTACCGCGTCGAAATCGTCAACGACGTGACCTTCGAGCCGTCGGTGCTTTTCGTCCTTAAATTCTTCGACGGTCATTTCCTCATACATGAAGAGGCAGCATGTCGAGAAATTTGGACCATTTCCCGCCGGCGCGACGAGCGAACCGGGGCGAGCCATCAAATAGGCGCGTCCGGGAGTCGCCACGAAACTTCGAGTCGCGGACGACGCCCCGCGGCGAGAGGTCACCTTGACCGTATCCTCGACGACCACCGGGTAGCCGTAGAGTTCATCCGGCAAGCCGTATTGGCTCCATCGGCCCGCCTGCCCCTTCACCTGAGCGTAGGCATCCGGCGACCCCTTGATATGGTCGACGATTTCTTGGCATTCGCTGATCCGGTGGGCCGTTTCAACGTCCAGGACGAGCCTCAAGTCTTTCTTCCGGACAACCGAAAGCGTCGATTTGAGGATCACTTCGGCCGCGTAATTTAACGACCGCTTAATGTCCTGCCTCGCGACGGTGGAAGCGTCCCACGGGCCGGTATTGCCCGAAATGTCGTCAACGGCGATTACATGGCTCGATTCCCAATTCGAATCATTGCCCAAAATCGCGTGGACGCGGGCCGTCCGGGCCGTCATGGCCTGTTGGGCCTTGATCGATTTGTGCGTCTCGCTGATCGCCCAATCGGCCTGCTCGACCGACTTGTTCCCAAGCTTGTACGGGTAGTCATACCGCTTGGTGAAGTAATCGAGGTAACCGAAGCTCTCGGTCCCGTCGTTATTTTGCGGCCGATCGGCACCGTCGGGCCAAACGAATTCCGCCAAATCGGTACTGAGAATCCGGCCGGCTTCCTCGGTCGTGACTTTCAAATAAAACCCGCGGTCTTTCGTAACGGGCTTGAGTTGAATGTAGCTGTTCAGCGGGAATTGATCCGGGTTTCGGCTGAACCCGATCACCAATCCGCCAGTCGCCTCATGGTCGGGGACGTAAGTGTTCGATTGTCCCGGACGCACAAAAGTAGTCGTCATTTCGCGTTATCCTCTTTGTGGCTCGGGAGCCCGAAGCCTTACGGGTTGAGTAATGCCGCGGGAGACGAGCCCCCGCGGCTACGGAAGTTCAAAAAATCAGGCGAGGACCGGCGTGGTCGCGGCGCCCGTTGCAACGTTGAGCCTTTCAACGACGACCCACTCGGCGCCGTCCCAAACGAGCCGAACTTGGTCGCCGACGTTGGAGAACGTGATCGTGGTCCCGTCCTTCAGGTTCGTTGGGGTCAAGGTGCCGTCTCCGCCGTCGACTACCAGGGTGATGACCTTTTGCTGGCCAACACTGGTTCCGTCGGCCAGGGTGCCGGCATTCGCGCCCGTGGTCGTCCAGTTCGTCGAGAACGAAGTGATGTTGATTGCGCCCGCACCAGAAAGAGACTGGACGCCGGCGGTAAGGACACCGTCGAGACCGTCACCGGTTACGACGCCGGCCATCACGGTTACCTTGCAGTTCTGATCGACAACGCAAGCCGCATCGGCGATTGCCGAATAGGCTTCGCCAACGCCGGCGACGACGGCTTTTCCGTTGGCATCGGGCTTGAGCTTGTCCCCGGCGGCAATCGTTCCACCCGCCACGACTTCGCAGGGCATCCCCTCGGTATAAACCAAGCAGGATTCGCCGGCCAAAGCCGCTTGAGCGGTGACGCCCGGCAGGGGAGCGTATCGCGTCCCTTCGTAGGAAACGCCGACGGACAAATCACCGGCGACGGCTTGAAGGATCCCCATATCGGTAGCGGTGTCCCGCTTGACGAATCGCGAGGGGAGGATCGTGCCCCGCGCGATGTAACTTCGTTGGCTATTGCCCGACATTTTCTATGCCTCGGTCTATTGCTGCGTGGGTAGGAAAACGCCCTTTCCGGGCACAAAAAATCAGTGGCCGCCCATTTCTTCTTGGGCGAGCTTTTTGGCTTCGCTGTGGGTCAGCTTCCGGCCGGCCGCCAAGGCTTGCGTGTAGACCTCGACGGTCCGCGCCGCCAAATTGGCCTCATATCGCTCGGTTTCGACCGACCGCGACCGCTCGGGAAACACACCCTGGGGGATCATTCCCGTCGCGACGGGGGCCTTCGCGGCGTAGTGTTCGAGTTCTTCCAGGTGGGATGCGAATTGGTCGTCATCCATTTGGGAACCGGCTGAATAGAGGCACTTCGAGAATTCCCGGTCGGGCTCGACGAAATGCGGGTATTGGTTGGCCAATTCGTTGATCGACGCCCGGCGGTTGGCGTCGGCCTCTCGCATCCGGACCTCGGCGAACCCGCGACGGAGGGCGGCGTGTTCTTCGAGCAATTCCCGGTGGCTCGACTCAAGGGCCGAATATCGCTCGGAAAGTTCCTCGTTCTGGTCGATGATCGCTTGGTACTGTTCGCGGCTCATTTCGTCATCCCCCTCGGCGGCGCCGAATCGGTTGGTCATGTACTGTTGATTTTGCTGGGGCATTCCCATCCCGCCGTAGGGCGACATGGAGCCGGCCCCGTACTTCGGCCCACAAGCGAACTTGTCCGATTCGTCAGGCTTTCCGCCCATTCCGCCGGGCTGTCCCATTCCTGGCGGTTGACTCGGGGCAGGCTGGCCCATTGCGGAAGTGGCCGGCGGCGGCTGGGCTCCCCCAACTGCGCCGGCGCCCACCGGCGCGGCTGACCCTCCCATACCGCCGCCGGCTGGCTCCATTTCCCCGCCTTGCTGCATCATTTGGCTAAGGAATTGAAATTGCGGCGTGCTTTGGATCGCTTCAAGAATCTGGGTAATGTCTTCGGGGGCTAGCATTTTCGCCTTCTCCGGCTGCGTGGGTGGGGTTCCGGTTGCGTACTCGTCGCGGTCGTCGTCGTCGGTCTCGCCCGGTATGTAGGTGTTCCCGCCACCAGGGAGGGCGGCGACGGCTTCGTAGATTTCCCGGTGGCCTCCTTCGGCCGCGTCGAATCCGTATTGGACCGGAAGCGGTAATCTGGGGGCTTCCGAAAGGGCAGCGATCGGGTCGATATACGAACGGCCATTTGCCCGTAGGGTCAAAACTTCGACCGATCGGCGGGGGCGATCGCGGAAAGTGTGCGACTCGTCTCGGCGGCGGTGCTCGTCACCAAACAGGGCGAATCGAGGGCTGACCCGGCCGATCATGCCGATTCTGAACGGCCCGGCGAATCCGATTGTCCTTGGCGGGATCGGGTCACGCTTCCCGCTCGGAAGGGTGTGCTTATCGACGATCGCGCTGTATGCGTCGGTGTCGGCAATTCGCAGATTGTTTTCGCGGACGATCGACTTAATCCGCTCGATATCGTTTTTCTTGACGATTTCGGCCCCGGTTTCGGGGTCGCGGGTCGCGGTTTCGTGCTCATGCCACAAGCAGACGTTCCGCCGACATTCAAACTGTTCCGGCGGGAAAACGGCCTGAGCCCGTTCGGTTTCGGGGTCGCCGAAACTTGCGTCGCAAGCTTCCCAAACGACTTGGTTTCGCTGTGCGGGGTCAGGGAAGATCGCCATTAGTTCCCGATGTGCGCGAACCGTGTAATCTTCGCGGGATTCACCCGGAAGCGGTCGCGGCGCGGAAACTGGGAGTCGTGCGATCATTTGGTCCATAAACGAAAAAAGCCGGCGGGCTGCAGGATTTCTCCCGCGGCCCACCGGCTCCGTTTTTCGGTTGCCTAGTGGCTGTTTGGTGGTGGTCTAGTGGTTGGTACTATAACGACTTTTTATCAATGTCGCCAAGTATTTGAGTTTTTTCAGTTGCGATTTTCGACAATCGGATTTTCCCGTGCTGGACTTGAAGCTCAAGCCGCGCGGAAAAAAACTCGTTGATTTCAAGCTGTGACCGGATCGTCTTTGCGAATTCGGTCAGGACGCTGAATATCAACGACTCGTTTTCATCTTTCGCCATAGCTCGATTGTCGGTCACCTGATCGCCTGAGTCAATCGAGGACGAAACGACCCGCCCGGTGAACTTACCCTGGCGGAATATCGCTCGGTGATCGCGAATCGACCGGCGGAGAACGGAACGAAATCATCGTCCTGCTGGCGTTCCTCCCGTTCCTCTTCCCATTCGGACGGGGTTCCCATTCGTTCGTAATCCGATCGGTCCCACGCCGCGTCGATAACTTCCGGCGAATCCTTGGCCAGTTTTTCGGGGATCCCGTCGCGTAGAAGTGCAAACAAAGCCCCCTCCACGTCACCGCCGGCACCTTTCATTTTCGGGGCCAGGATGTGTGGATATTCCCGCTGCGCAAACTGGGCCATCTGATCGAATCGGGAGATTTTGTCGTAATCACGGGCCGCCTTTACTTGGTTGATAAAAGCCCCGGCATTTCGGCCATAACCCGCAAACGCCATGATTTCACGAATCGCCGACAACCGATCCTGAGCGTCGGAATTCATCTCTGAGAACGTTCGATCGACGATTTTTCGAAACTCCCGAACGTCGGTCGGGTGGTCGCCGATTTTCTCGACGATCGCCTTTTCCAGTTTAGTCACGGGGACAAATTTCTTCCCGCCGGTCGCCTTGGCCTTTTTACGGGCCGCTTTGGCTTTCTCCTGGCTGTTGTCGGTTCGGTATTCGCCGGTTTCCTTGATTCGCTTGACGCTGCCAGGGAGGAATACGGGTCGGGCTTCGTCGCCTTCCCCGACAGTGATGAATCGGCCTCGGTCGCCGTAGGTGCCGGTTACGGTTTTCGGCTTCTTTTCCTTTTTGGCGGTGCCCGATCCGGCTCGGTATTGTTCGAGGAATCGATCGATTTGATCGGCTGAAAACATATCCCGTTGCCCCGGAAGCGACTTCCGGCTCTCGGCTCGCTTCTTTTCTTCCTCGTCGATTTGCTCAAGCAGACTCGCCGACGGTGCTTCACCCTTCCTGGCTGCCCGCTGATCGGCCTTGGTCGGTCGAACCATGTTGAACAGCGACTTTTGGCCGGTGTTCATGTCATCGCCGCCGAATAGCGACGCCTGTTGACCGGGGACCATTTCGGGGGTGAAGGTTGACGGGTTGGGGGCGGGGGAGGGTTTAGATCCCGCCTGTTGCTTGCCGCGATCAAAAGCGACGCTGGCCGCGTTGGCGATCTTATCGGTAACGTCCCCACGGGAAACGGCGGAATTGATCGCGGAATCAAATCCCTTTTCAAAGTCTTTGGCGGTCAGTTTCCCGGCAGTCTGCAGCGCCCGACCGAGATAAAACTTTCGTATGTCATCGTCCGAGTAGTTGTTGATCTTGCCGGTTTCGTACCAACTTGAAGACGATTCCTCGCCCGGCATTTTCTGCCCGGACGCTTCGCGGATCTTGCCTTTCATTGCCGATTGAGCGAACGGATGGGCGGGGGCGGGGGCGGGCTTCTTAATCGACTTCAAGTGATTGAAGTAGTCCATTTCCGTTTTGGTCGCCCTGAGCGATAGCGTATTGTCCTTCGGGTCGACAAACTCAAGATCGTCGCCAGGCGTGTAACCTTCTTCATGGAGCCGCTCAACCCACTCTCGCTTGCTTGTAATCTTTCCGTTCGACCTTACAAGTTTGTCGAGAGCCAATTTCGACTTGCCGAACTTCATCGGGTTGTCAGCCAAAAATCCTTTGTATGAATCAATTTCGGATTTTTTCTTGATTGCTGCGTCTGACTCTTTCTTTTCTTGCTCGGCAGCGATTCGCTTTCTTGACAAATCGTTTCTCTGGCTTATTTCCGCCGATTTTATCGCCTCGCTTTCGGTTGGATGAATTTCGTCTCCGAACGGCCTTTCGTTTTCGCTGAGTTTTACCATGAACTTTCCGCCCGATCGGTAGACGGAAAACCTTGGAATGCTTTCGTAATCTTGCTGTGACTTTGGCTCGGGAATCCCGCTTCCCGCACCGCTCCCCGGCGCATCCGGATTCTGCCACTTGCTGACCGACTTGATATCCGTGCGGTGGTCCGGGTTCTTCGCCTTGGCCGTGTCGTTGATCGCGAACGTCACCCCGCTGTCCCGGTTCACTTGCGGCTTGCCATTGATAACCGGGTGAGCAACAACGGTTCCGAATCGAGACTTGAAAACCTCGTACTCTTGGCCGGTCGAATCGGTGAACCGGTCGCGGGCTTGCAGGTCGGCGGCTTCGGGGGTGGTCTGTGTTTCAGTTTTTGCCACTGACGTTTTTGGAGCAATGTCCGGATAGTCGGCCAAAACTTCCGGGCGAACTGGCTTGCCCATTGCCATAGCCATCCGAACTTGCTTTCGGTGCTGCGACTTGTCGAAGTCCGAAAACTCATCGCCAGATTCCGCAAACTGGCCTTTCCTTTCGGCGATGGTCTGTTCATGGCTTCCGTCAAGAATGTTTTCGATTGACGTCGGCACTTCTTGATACTGTGGGCGATTGTTCTTGTCTTTCACCGGACCGCGTTTTCCAGGTTGCACCCATTCGCCCGTTTGCGTGTCGTAATACTTGTAGAACCCCATCGGTCTTTTGCTTTTGAAGTCTGCGATGTCGTCGGTGTGGTCCTCTGCTTCAAATCGCCCCTGCCGTTTGCTGACAACGATAAAGCGCCCTGAGGCTGGCTTTTCGGCTTCAGCCGCCGGCTTCCCCGATTCCGCCGGCTTCCCTTCCGCCGCCTTCTCCGCCGGCTTCGCACCACCGCCCTTCCCAATCTCCCCGATCTTCATTCCATCGAATTTCCCGCCCATCCCCGCTTTAATCGTCCCGTCTTTCTTGTCGATCATCACGGGTACGCCCTTCGTGCCCGCGCCGTTTGGGTGAACGGTGATCCAATCGAACATTTGCTGACCAGGGGAGGATTTCAGCTTGCGTGCGGCGTACTGCTCGACGGATAGGCCAAGCAAGTCCGCCATAAATCGATCGACCAAGGAATCGGCGGCGGAATACTGGGAGGATTTCGGCTTTTCTTTATCGTTCAAAATGATGGCCAATTCGCTTACCCCGTTTGGTTCGATTCTAAACTTGCCCGTGGTCAGTCCGTGCGATTCTAACTGCCTGAACATGACTTCTTCTCGGGAATTGGACGGCTTTTTAATCGCGATCGCATTCCGCTTGATGGATCGAGGTTCTTTCGATTCGAAATCAAACCCGAAAAGCTTTGACATTCCGCTAATCGTGCTTTGTTGCTGGCTAGTCAAGCCTCCCTTTGTTGGGGATTTCGCGGGACTGCTTTCGGTTGGACTTTTGAAAGCTTTTTCAATTACCTCGTCGGCGTGCTTGCGGTCAAAGTTTATTCCGCTAAATCCAACAACTACCCCAACGGTCTCTCCTGACTTGTCTCTGAAAATTAAATGATCGGCGTCCTTTCCTACGTGCATGGTTGCGCCCGGATTTTCTTTCAATACGGTTTCAACCATTCTTGAATCAAAAATTCCCTTATTTTTTTTGCTATCGCCAATCAATAGCTGTTTTTCTCCTTTAAGCGACTCCGAAAACTCCCTTCCGCCAACGATTTTTGCCTCTTCCCTGTGAAATTTCTTGCCAAGAATTTCGTCAATAGTTTTCTTGGCAAGCTCGTTTCCTTCGCTTCCGAGTTTTCTTTTTTCTAGTGCCTGTTTTTTGGTTTTTTCTGACAGTTTTGTTATGAACCTTCCGTTTGTAAAAAGACCATATTTTTCGAGCGTTTTGAAATGGTTGTATCGAAGAGAGCTATTCATTTCCGACGCCATGTTTGCGGCCGAAAGCGGCTTACCGCCTTCGGCGTGTTCTTCAGTAAACATTGACGCGGCTTTTTGAGATTCGGCCTCTTTGGCTTCGCTTTCCTTTGCTCTCTTGATTGAAGATTCGTACTGGGCGTTTTGTAATGCGATTGCGCCTCTGATGCTTTTTGCGGACGATTTCAGGTGGCTTATTATTTCCGGATTTCCGCCAACAACCGACAGCATTTCGGCCCGCTTTTCCATTAAGTTGGCGTTGTCAGATTCTTCATTCTGGTACTTCTTTCTCTGCTCCCAATCATTTGCCAAGTCCTTGGACGACTTCCCATAAGACGGATTTTGATTCAGCCACCAATTAACTTCCCTGCGGGAATTTGGGTTTATATGCTTTTCGAGCGACTGCCTCAGCGAGTCTTCGCTTGGGGCGTGCATTGCGTCAAGCATTTGATTTGAAAACGAACTATTTAATTCCTGCGGCGTTATTTGCACGCCCTTTGAATTAAAGAAATCGGCGGCGCCGTGAACGATAGAATTAAATTGATTTTTCCCGGACTGAGTCTGCCTTGAAACCGCTTCACTAAGCGACTCCGATTTTGGCTCGGCTGCCGCTTCCGTCAATTTTGCCCGCGAAGCATCTACACGAAATGTCCCGTCCTGCCCGTCTGGCTTTACTTCGACGATTTCGCCGTTATTTAGGACTCGTTGAACGGTTCCTTCGTAAGCGTCTTCCCATTTCTTAGCTGGCTCAACCCTTACCCGTGATCCGTGCCATTTCATTTCGTCACCGCCGGACTTCCAGGGGGAATTCGTTCTCTGTGTCGCCGGTTCTGGCCGCTTCACCTCTCTCGGCTCCTGGCCAGGCTCGCCTTTCCCCCGGCCGATCTCCCCGATTTTCTGCCCGTTAAACTTGCCGCCCATCCCGGCGGCGATCGTCCCGTCCTTTTTGCTGATCATCACCGGATGGCCAACGGTTCCAGGTCCGTTCGGGTGAACGGTGATCCATTGGAATTCCATTTGGCCGGGCGACGATTTGAGCCGGCGCTGGGCGTACTGCTCGACAGTGATCCCAAGAGCCTGGGCCATGTAGCGATCGATAAACGCTTCGGCGTCTGCCAGGGAGTATTTAACCGGCTCGTCTAGCTTTAATCGGTGCTTCCGGTAGGCCTCAAAAAGCTTGTCAAATGCCGGGGATATCTTTTCGACTTCGGCGTCGGTTGGCCACAATCCGCCCGACTTGTAAGCCTTTGTTGATATGCCCGCCAAGTATGTATTTTTGCGGCCAGAATTCTCAAGCTTTGCTTGTATGTGCCGCTCAAAAGTTCTGGCAAAAATTTCTTGGCTTGTGTTCCAGTATTTATTTGCCTTGTCTACGCTGATTTGCTTTTTATTGACCATTAACTGCAATTCATCGAACAGCCTGGTTCTGTAACCGCTTGACACCCATGCCGCTTCGAGCCCCTGCATCGCGTCTGATAACGGACTTCCTTGTATCGATCTCTCGGAAAGAAATGCTTGACGCGATCCCGGCTCCCCCCTTCCCATTTCGTTGTCGAATGCGTGGCCCCATTCGTGGGCAAGCGAACCGACCCCGCTTTTTCTTGTAAGGTTGATAACCTTGGTCGATGGCTCGTAATGGGCGAGCGCGTTACCCTTACCCCTTGCGCCCATAGCAAGCCCGAGTTTTCCGCCTAACCCGACCGCATCGACCGGGAATCCCATGACGCTTGCCAAATCAAGCATCGCGCCGGCGGCCATTTTCGCATGATGCTCTCGCTCGGCGTCGGTGACGCTGTTGCCAAACTGGACGCCCCGCAAGCCGGCCTTGTCTATCAAATAATTAAGCGACTCTTTCGCCGTTTTCGCTGGCAATTCCGGCCCGCCGGATCGCTCGGCCTTTCCGACATAAAGTTCGGCAGGATCAAATTTCTTTTCCCGCTTTTCGCCTTTCCTTCCAAGGACTTGGCTAAACGTTTTCCCTTCGATTATTTGCATCGCAACATCGGCCGCGGTTCCTTCTGGAACGTCGGTTTTGGATATCCCTGATTGCGAGATAAATTCCTTAACCTTGCTGCTTAAAGAATTCCGCTTGTAGGTCATCCGAAGGGAGTTTGAATAATTGACAAGGCCGTTGGCGGTGTCGTTCCATCGGCCAAATTGCGTCCTGAGCCTATCTATTTCGCCAGACACGGTTTGCGACATAAGGAAGGAAATCCTAACGGGATCGTCTTCGCCGCTCGCCGCTATCTTTTCTGCTTCCGCCTTAACGGTTCGGTAGGCGTCAAGGTATTCGGAACGGTTTTGCTTGGCCTCTTGTTCGGTTAGTGTTCTCGCCTTGTATCCCGGCTTGGGCGGAAATGCTCGTAAAATTTCATTCAGCATGATCACGCCAATCGGATTCTTATCGGCGTGGTTCGACAGATTGTGTGGTTCGTTTTTTAGCAACTGATCGCGGGTAACAAGCTGCTCGGCCATGCCGTCTCGTTCGGCGTCTTCGAGCGTTCGCCATTGATTGCGGATATGACGCGCCGACCCCTTGAGGTCTTCGCCGGCGTTTGAAATCGCTGATTTTCTGGCGAATTCGTAGTCCTCGTCTAGCTTCCGCTGATAGGCTTCCGCATTTTCGCGGGGTGTCTTGTTTTCGTCATAAGTCGGCAGTTCGCCCGGCGCAATGGCTGGAAGTTCCTCGCCTTTCTTTTCTTCGGCAGGCTCGGCCTTTTCTTCGGGCTCCTTTTCTTCGGGATTTTTTTCTTCGGGCTGTTTTTCCTTGTCTTCCCTTTTCTCGCTTTCCGCCACGCTTACCGCCCCGCCCGCCCCTGAACCCTCCCTGGGTGCAAACTGCCCGCCCTCGCCCGTTCCGGCCGGGTGCCTGGGGTGTGCGTCCTCGTCCCATAGCGACTTTTGCCGGGCCGATGTTCTGAGCAGATTTGACTCGGTGGCCGGATCGTCCCATAGGGATAGCTGGCCAGGGGAATTACGGGCTCGGCGTCGTTCGTATTGTTCGACCGAAACCCCAAGCAGGTCCGCCATGAATCGATCGGTAACGCGGCCCAAAATTTGATCGTAAGCGCCCACGGCTGGCCTCTAAAAGCGTAGAGAAATCGGTTCCGAGTAGTGTACCGACCGGGGACGATCGGCACAAATTAAGCAAATCGGGCCGAAAACCGTTCTTCCGGCTTGACCGGTTCGAATAGCTTCGGATTCGGCTTGAGCTTCGCCGCCAGAATCCGGGGGATCATGTTGTTGTGTAAAATGAACGGCCGGATATCAACTCCCTGTTGCCGTGCTTCTTGGATCATCGCGGTAAGTTTTCCAAGGTGATTCGCAACCTGCTTCGGATCGACTCCCGAAACCGCTTGGGATGTCTGCCGAACCCCCATTGCGACGAGTTTCGGATCGACGCCGCCGGATTCGACATAACCTCCCCACTGACGCGCCGCGGCTTTTCGGATCGAATCGGCGAGCGTATCGCCGGGGGACGGCTCAAATTCTTGGCCGGATTTGGCCGCCCGCAATCGTTGTTCGGATTGCCTTGATTCGTGGGCCAATTTCGCCCCGTGCATCGCTTGGGCGATCGGTTGGACAATCGCTTCGGCGTCGTTCGTCCAGGCGATCAGGGGCCGCCGGATCGCTTCGGGGAGGTTGGAATAGTGGAGGGGGTGGGATTTGCTGCCAGGGGTGGGTTCTTTGACTTCGCCGGTGGACTGGACCGGTTTCTCTTTGGCCGTTTGGTCGCCCTGCTGCATCGGCAATCGTCCTTCCAGGTCGATCCCAGTACCGCCCCCTGGGTGCTTCATCGTCTTTTTGGGTATCGCCGCCGGCCGATTTCCAGCCGGCCCCGGCGTCGATTTGACCGGGCTTGGCGGGCCGGTGATTTTCTTCCCGGTCCGGCCGATTTCGCCGGAATTGGTTAGGAAAAACTGCTGGCCGCCGTCGCCGGTGACGTACCGGCCGCGGTCGCCAAATTTTCCGGTCGTTTGGCCGTCGGCGGCGTACCGGCTGACCTGCTTATTTATCGGCGCGTTTTGTGTTCCCCGCTCCAGCCAAGCCTTAAATTGACCGATTGTCATTGTGGTCACTGGCCCCAGCCGCCACCCCTTCGAGTAGCACGCTAGGTAAGCTTTTTTGGCTTCGTCGGTGGTCCTGAACCCGATCAGGGCTTTGTGTTCGTCAAATTGCCCGTTCTGGTTGACCTGATCGACCACCACAACAATTTCGCTGTCGGTGTCGGGTCCAATAAAAACGTCGAAGTGGTCGCCGTCGTGGCCTTTCGTTCCTTTGACGTACCCGTAATGTGCGGCAAGTTTTGGCCATCCGGGCTTGCGAGACTCACCCCTGGGAGTCTCGATCGTGATATTCAGTCCGTAGATCCTGACGTGCCCCTTGGCGTAATTTCCGGCTTCCCGCTGCGCTTCGGTAGGCTTCTGGATTTTGCGTATCACTTCGGGCGACACACCCGCAGAAAACCGGTCGATAATCGCCCTGGCAGTAAAAGCGGCGGCAATGGCGTGAGCGTTGGATATCACGGTGAGTAAACCTGAGAAAGTGAAGCGCTGGCCGCGTTCGGCGTGGTGATCCGGATTTTCGCGATCGTCCCGTTCTGGCGTGCGAAAGAAAGATCGTATTCCTGTTCGCGGTACAACATTAACTGAGCTAATCCCGTCGAGTCGGTCACATCCTCGATAACCGCATTAACGGCCATCGCCCCGGATGCTACCGACCACCCGGCCGGGAATCGGGCTGTTACGGTCACCGATTCGAACGGGCTGCCGGACTGCTTTGCGACGTACACCGAAAGCAGGCATTGAGACGGCGACGGCGGGGTCGGTGCGGGGATCGCGACTAAGGTTTTCGTGACCGTCGCGTCGGCGGAGACTACCAGGGAAGAATCTGCGACGGGTTGGTATCCCGGCGGGGGAGTCGTCCGAAGTGTGTAGGTATCGGCGTCGAGATTGATCACCGCGATGCCCGACGAATTTGAGTAGACGACTATCGACGTTCCGACGATTGAAAATTTTGTCGCGGGTACGGCGCCGCCGGCCGAAGTGGCTACCAGGGTGATTGCGTAGTCGCCTTCGCCACCGCCGCCGGAAGGGGCTTGAGATAGTGCCGTCGATTTCCACCGCCACACACCCGTGACCAATTCAAGCATCTGCGAGAATGCGTACATCACCAACCCCATCGTTCCGGTTGCGGCTGAATACGCACTGGACGCTGCGGACCAAATTCCCGCTGCTACATCCGCGATCGCATGGACGTGGCTTGTTGGGTCGATCAACACTGTATCACCCGCAACAGGTGCCGTTACCAAAGCCTCTTCGAGGGTGATTGTCAGTGTGCCGTCGCCGTTATTTACGGTCGTTAGAATCGGACTATTTTGCTCTGCCGATGTCCCGCTGTTCATCCACAGCACGGAATGCTCAAGGGCTCCCGTCGGGTAATCCGCCCCGCTGATGCGGAACGTCGTCGTCGTTGGCGTCGGGCTCGCTAGGATCGTGCCTTCGATTACTGTGTTGGATTTCCGCAAGGTGTCCATTAGCTTGCCGAACGTGCCTGCGGTGGTGTGCTGATTGTAGGGCTCGTCCCAAACTGCATCCGCATTTGCCGCTGCCGTTGGAGGCGTCGTCGTGTTGGCTCCCAATGCCGCAAGCGATGGGTTGTACGCCACAACTCGATGCTGCTCTGCGTAGACACTGCTGTCGGTCAACGCCCCGTAGAATTGCACAAGTGCCCCAAGATTGCCAACAGCGTAAACGCTATCCGCAACGTCGACATAATATTTCCCGCCGCCAACTTCGAACCAGTTGCCAGAAGTAAGCGTGATCGCAACCGCTGACCCTGTGCCGATTCGATAACTGATCGATAGACCCGAAGCGTTAAAAGCCACGCCGGTTTTTGGCTTGCTTGTCGCGTCATCAAGAATCAGAATCGTTGCCCGATTGCCCGTTGATCCGTTGAAAATATCTTTTGCGGTCATCGCTTAGTATCCAAATGTAAAAAAATGAACCGCTGCATTTCCGCCCTTTGTTGGCGGGCCGTTTTTGTAGGGATGGTCATTTGGCAAGCCGCCTTGCAATCCCCACCGCCATGCCGTGTAGCCCTCGACTTTTTGGCGATCAGCCAACCCGCAAACAATTACCTCGCCTATGTCGCCGGATAAATAGCTTGTCGGTGTCGCTCCGCCAGCGTAAAGAGACCCAATCGTTGTTCGGTTTGGCGTGATTGCACCAAGCGAATTGCTTGCCAAAGTGCCGGCTGTTCCGTCGCGATAGGGCGTAACTACATTTCCGCTTCGCGTGCCGCCGAGCAAATACCAAGTATTGTTAGCAAGGCCAGGAATCGAGGTGGAGTTAATTACTCCCGCATCGTCGCGAACGTTGAATTGGCTCGCGCCAGCATTTTGCGAAACCTGCGGGTTAATTGGCAATGCACTACTATTACTGCGGCAAACAAAGTAGCCGGCCGTTGCAGTCGCTGCATTTGTTGCTCTGCCAACCACAATCACAGCATGGCTCGTGCCCCACGCCGCAAACGTCGATTCGAGCCAATCGTTACTACCGTCGAATCGCAGCACGTCCAAGCTGTTTTGTATCGACGTTTTTCGCAACGGCCTGCTCAACAACGTACCCTGCGTCAAATGCCTAGCGTTGCCGCTTTTGTCCTCGATTCGTGCCACCGCACCATCCGACGCAACTAGACTTCCGCCGGTCGTCGCGTCGAATAGCGTCGACGCGTCGGCAGCGTCAAGCCAAATGGCGGTTGTAGTGTCTGCTGGCGTCCAAAGTGCCATTAATCAAACGCCTCTACTGTTGCGTTTTCAATTTCTTCGCCGGTCTTTGTCGCGTCGTCAATCGCTTCGCGTCTCGCTTCGCTTGCTGCGTTGATTCGTGCGGCTGTTGACGCAATCGCAAGCTCGCGGCCCTTGCGAAATTCAACGTCGCTAATCGTCGGCTGGCTTGCGAATCCTTCGAGCGTCCAACGCGGACGCCTTTCGACGCCCCAGGATTTCATCGTTTGAACCCTGCTTGGGGTGAACACGGCTGGATCGATTTGACCTAAAGCGTCAAGGATCGCCTGAACCTTTGGCTTCCCGAAGTCATCACCGCCGATAAGAATCTGGTAGAAGTCCTCGTATCCATTCCGGATCAAAGACTGCTTCATTTCTTTGAGCGTTGACGAATCGAAAACGTGAGCAATTCGGTTCAGTTGAACCCACGCCGTGTCGTCTCGCGACTTGTCGGCCGGGATTCTGCGTTCGACCGTTTTGAGAAGTTGGTCAAGGATTGCTTCTGCTGGCTGGGTCCAATCAATCGATTCGGACATTCTGTTCCCTCTGTTCAATCTTGACTTCTAGGCAATAGTCGCCGATCAATCGATCGGCTGAGAGTTTCTTGTAATCGCTTTCAAGCAAATAAAGCCTTTGCTCGACCCTTGAAAATCGACGCCCAAGATTGCACAGCAAGCAGAATAGGAAAATCGACAGACCGATATACCAAATCGCCGTCAAGTCCCCGTTAGTTGCGCGAGACAACTCTTCATAGAGTTCCGGGCTCGACGGATTCGGCTGCGACATCGGTTCCCCTCCACCATTGGACCATTCGAAGGATTAGTGTGATCGGGTTTAGATCGTAGGTCGGTGCCGAAATCAACGGCTCAAAAACCCAGCGATACAATAATTCGAAAAAAAACGTCATTTTGTTTTCACCAAGCTTTCCAGGTGTTCGACTCGTTCGCGTAAATGCTGACGATCAGCAATACACTCGCTGTTCGCGGTCAGTAATGATTCGAGTTTTACCTCGATTTTGCTTTTGTAGTCAGAGAAAGCCGACCGCGAATCGACCAAATCCTGCCGCGTCTCTTTTATCTGCGATTCCATCAAGCCGAAGTTGACGCGAAACAAAAAGCCGATGGCCCCGGTCAGTGTCGAAGCCCCGACGGCGATTGCCCACGGAACCCATTCGACGATTGACTGCCCTGGGTGCGGAGGTTGTAAATCGGTCATTTCGCGAGTCCTCTGCTCTGTAGTTCGCGGCCTAAAGACTGGGCGAAAGCTTCCGGGGAGGGGAATACTGCGCCGGCCCCTCGCATCGCTGCGAAAGCGGCTTTGGGGCTTCCAGGGGGTGTTGGCTCACCGCCGGCGGCCGATCCGGGAACCATTCCTGGCGGCATTCCCGGTTGCTGAGGCGGGTGAATCTTCGGGTTGGCCAAGATTTCGTCGTCCGCATCCGGCCGGGCCGATCCGATTATCTGATAAAGCTCGTCCGACTTGATCTTGAGCCCCATTTCGTAGGCTTTTCCGATGGCGTCGAGTCGTTCGCGGACGTTATCGGATTCGGTATCAATGACGAATTTGACGCCGATATGCGCCGACTTCGGAAAATTCCAAAGCTGCATCGGCCGCAAAATATCGGTGGTGATCGCTTCCTGAAGCTTCACCGCGTCATAACTGAGGATATCGCCAAGCGTCGCTAAGTGTGCGTCGGCAACCCCTGAACCCATCCCGGTTGCGTCCGCTTCGCTTGAAAGCGTTTGGCCAAGGATATATCGCTTGATCTTGTGGCCAAAATACGTCCGGATTATCTCAATTGTCGTATTGACCCCGCCGAGCCCCGGTTCGACAAGTTGAGGCATGTACCGGTCAGAATCCTCGCCGGCGGGAATCGGTGCAAGAATCACTGTCCGCCCGCCACCCATCGCGGCGTAAGCGGCTTTTTCCGTCTCGATTTTCGCTTTTTGATTGCCGCTTTGATACGGCCAAATCTCAATCCCAAATGCGGCCCGGTCCAGGTACTCGATAACCCGCTGCAAACACTCGATTTGGGCGTACCACGTCCAATAAATCCGATCGCGAATCCCGACCCCGTGGATTCGGCCGGCCATGCGGGGCTGATCCCACGGGCCGTCTTCAATTAAATGCTTGTGGACCGCGACGGTGGCCCGCTCCCATCGGTTTAACCAGTAAACCAAGCCGGATTCGGTTGCCTGAATCCTGGCTCGGCCTCTTTCGTCCCTGTTGCTGGGGAGTTCTGGCCGGAATGCGGACGAAACACGGATCCCGATTTGGTCGGGGTCGATATCGTGGGATCCGTCGTCGTACCGAAAAACAAGCTTATCTCCGTGCCGCGGCTCCCATCGGCGAATGACCGTTCGCCATTTTCCGCCGATGTTTTTCGCCCCGTACTGATTGGCGACGGCATAACGGCCGTACCAGATTGCTTCCTGCATTACCCGCCGATATTCCGTGAAATACGGCGTATTTTCCAAAATCGTCGTCAGCGCCGCGGCCAAATCTTTTTGTTCTTGGCTCTTTTCGTCATCCGTGGCTAAGTGCCACGGACAAAGGGCGACGGTTCGCTGCCGACCTTCGACGCACTCCATGATCCCGCAATCGGCCCGCATCCTCTGAGCATTTGCTCTGCTGTCTTGCAGAGCTTCATCCATATTCAGGTAGCTTTTGGACGAAACGCCAAACCGGCCCGATGCCGTGTGAATATGGGGAACGACATCCATCCCGAAATTCGGCGGCGCCCCTGTCCCCTTGGCTGGATCGCGCAAAGACGCCTGAATTATCGACGCTGGGATCATGCGGGGGTCGATTTCGGCCATTTTGCTACCAGGGTGGGTTACGCGGCGGGGTTGATCGTATCATAAATCGGGGCGGATTTCGACACTTTACCGGCCTCGATTTGGCTCCCCACGGTCGGGTTCGCCCCGGTTTGGTTGCGCGAAAAGCCTCTCGGGCAGGGTCGACCGTGTATAGGATCGCCGAATCGCCCTGCCCCGTTCGCCAACCGGCGTAAATTCTGACTGGCGAAATGGTCCTTCCCCGCCCATTCTGGCGACGGTTCGCGTCCTGAATCCGGCGGCCGTCGCTTTCCTCGGGACGTAATCGCCGTGCGACTGAATAAGGCGGTAGGTGTGCTGATGGCTCCAAACCGACCCACGGACGCGAAGATAATCCCAGACGGCCCCGCCGGCGGACTGTGCGGACGCTCTCGAAAAATCGTGGTATTTCCTGACGGGAACGTCGTAATAGGCGTAGGTCTGCCCCGGACCGGATCGGCCGCCGCTGGAAGTCACTCCCAGGAAAGTGACGTACAAAATCCCGCGGGTTCTCGATTCCGGCTCGAAGAAATACCCGTAGACGTTGGTCGATCCGGGGGTCAGCCGCATCGCGTCCATCATTTCCGCGAATTGCTGCGGATCGTATGCGGCGCCCCTGCCGAATAATCCCCGCGGCTTTTCCGGCTCTGGGGGCGGAGGGGCTGCCGGTGATGGCGGCGCGGGTGGCGGCGGTCCCGGTGGTGGAGGGGCTGCCGTCGGCCTGCTTGGGTACGTTATCTGTGGCGGCGGTGATGGCCATTCCCGAATCTGTATCGGCGGGGCTCCCGGCCGCCAGTCCGGCGCCCGTTCCTCCCGTTGCTCCTGCTGCTGCCTTTGCCGAAAAACAAGTTCAGCTAGCCGCCGGGCAACTGCTCTTGCGAAATCCTGAGCGGCGACCGGCCTGAACGATCGGCGGCCGATTGTTTGCCGAATGTACGGCCCGGTTTCGGTTTCCGGCGGCCGTCCGGTTACCGCTTGGCTAATAATCCCGCGGACGGTGCGGCCGGCCGATTTTGCAAGGTTGAACAATCGGCTCATCGGTATTGCCTGTCCCTTTTGTCACGGATCCGCTGAAGGGCGACCACGGCCCCAAATCGTTGCGAGTCGACCGTCTGCCGTGTCTTCGTCGCCGGCTCCCCTGCCGACATCATACCGCTTGCCAGCTTGTTAAATGCCCCGGCCGTTGCATCCACTTGGTCGTCGTGAGCGAATTCCGGGAAAGCGGTCAACTCATCAATCCAATCTGAATTCCACGGCGCCGATACAATCCGGATATTTCCGGCCTCTGCCTGAGCGGACAGCCCCATTGCCCGAACGATTTTCGCCTCCCCTGGCAGTTTTTCCCCGCCGACCATCCGGCGGCTTGCACCTACTGAAACGTTATCAATGAATGCCGGGAAGCCTACCAGCATTTTAACGAACATCTGCGAAACTTCCTTTCCGCCCGACCCGCCTTCCTGCTCACCGAATACCAGAACCTCGTTTTGGTACTTTCGCGCATCATCCCTGGCGGTCTGCAGAATGACCTGATTTCGGTCGTGATAACTCCATTGGCCACGTTTTACGTCCTCGACGTAGAAGATCCCGCGACTATCGACCGCCATCAGGACGCCCGCCGAATAGTCGCCGTCCCCCTCGGTGGAAGCCCGATCCCAGTACCGGACCCGTTGACAGTCCCTCGGGACGTGGTCGACAAATTGAAACCACTCCCGGCGGAACATCAGCCCTTCGATATCGACGAATTCGCCTTCGAGTTCCTGGGCGGACAATCGCGAAGAATACCGGCCGCGAATGTTTTCAAAAAATTCCTTCGGCAAGAACGGGTTGTCAATCGTTCTTGCCCGGATGAGGCCGGTGTTATTTTTCGGCTTGTATGGCTTGCCGTTCGCCGTTACGCATCCCTCGAAATAATCTTCATTTTGTCCTAGCGGTTCAAAGCATTCGGTGAACGTCCAGTGTTTCGTCCCCCTGGGTGTGAACGTCAGCCACAGCGGCCCCATTTTGCCCTTGTAGCGAAGCGTCGGGATAATCACGTCAAACGCGGCGCGGCTTGTCAAACTGGCTTCATCGATCCAGACGCCAGCTTTTGACGGCCCGGCCAGTTTGTCCGGCACCTCGGCCGATCGAAAAACAATCGACGCGACCCCGCGGTCGGAGGTTCGCCACCAAATCCTGGGGTACGGTGACAGGATTTGGCGAATGTACACGTCCGTTTGCTTGGCTACTTCCTCGAACGTCGGGAAGGTTGTTTCCCGGACGACCCCAGCGTCAGGGGATAAGGCGGTAAACTGATCGCCCGATTTCGCGTATTTTTGGACGGCGCGAGCCCCGATAACCGTCTTACCGACACCGCGGCCCCCGCAAAAAGCACGAATCCAGGTTTTCAGGTCGATAAAACCGGCTTGCTTGCGGTAGATCGGAAACGGCCTGACTTTCATTGCCCGCGGGCTCGTTTGTAATCTTCCAGCGAAATCGCCCGGAATTCCTCGGCCTCTTCCCTCGTCTCGATCAGCAAATCGACCACTTCCGGCGAATCGGCGGCTTTCCCTTCGTCAACTTTTTCGAACGTCAAGCCAAGCAATTCACACCGCTGTCGGACGGTATTGGTTATCGTGGCCAGAAATGCCGGGGAGCCGGCTTGGTTGATTCTCTTTGTGCCGGTTTTGACCGTCGGCCCCTTCGGGCTGTCGGTTTCTTCGTCGACGACCTGAACCTCGTCCTTTAGCGATCGGTCCCACCCCTCCCAGGCGGCCCGCTCCACAGCGTCAAGTTTCGCGCATTCTTTGGCGATCAAATCGTTCCGGGCCTTTTTTGTCCTGGCCCGCCATCGCTTTCGTTCGCGGGAAATGATCTTCCGGATTTCTCCGCCGTCAATTCCTTCCCGCTGGGTAATTTCGTGAATCGGATACCCGCGGACGTAAAGACCGACAATCCGGCCCGCCGTTGCGGTCGTAATGTCGGCCGATTGCGTCTTGTCTACGGGTTTAATCACTTCACTTTACCGCCGGGGATTCCAGCATTTTTGCGACCTTGGCCCCGGTGAGTCCGGGGTACTCGTTTTTCAGCGCGGAGGCAATTTCGCCGGGCTTCATGCCGTCGACCGCACAAGCGGCCACCCGCTCGACCACGTTATCAATTTCGGCGTGCGGTCCCCTCTGGCCGGCGGATTTCGCCCGCTGAAACTGCTCGTCCTCCTGTCGTCGCATTTCGGCCAAGCGATCGGCGGGGGAGGCTGCCAGGGAAGGTAACTGCCCGTCAATCGGCATTCCGAGGAAATCGGCCCGCTCCTTGACCTGCTCGACGCTAACCCCCTTCATCCGTGCGATTTGGGCAGACGGAACCCGCTGCTCGATCAATGAATCGATCGACTCGGGGGCGATCTTCGCCGGCTTCGGCTTGCTCGGATTCGCGTACCGGTTTCGTTTGGTACGCTCGGACCATTCCTTTTCAGTCTGTTCGACTTTTCGCCGATAGGCCGGTGAAGTCCAGGTTTTCCGGTCGTAATGAGTGCCCGGCTTTTCGTATTCTTCTCGCACCATCCGAACGTCGGCAAATCCGTACTGTAGAGCGATTTGACGATCTGAAACGCCTTGGACCTCAATGAGCGTCTTGATCGATTCGGGGTAAACGATCTTCAACGGCTTCACGTCGCCGATCGCCGACCATGCGTTCCAAAGCTGATGACTGCCGGCTGGGTCGGTGTTTGAAGCGTCGATTTCAATCCCTTGGCTCCAATCTGCCAGGGTGTGTTCAAATCGGTCAATCGCCAGGACTAGCGGCTTGGCTTCCATTTCTGCTTCGGCCGTGTCGCATAGATCGATCAAATCGGCCCACGCATTCGCGACGGCTTCGGAAATTGTCTTTCGTTCAGCCCCCCGCCAGTTCACAAGCGGAGCCGATTCCTCGGGCATTTCGTTCCACTGGTCGATCGTCGCTTGGGCTCTAGCGATTTGGTCGGTTAGTTGTTGTCTGGTCAGCATCGAACCATTCCTGGCAGTTTGTTGGGGGATTTCAAAACAAAACCCCGCCGAATTTTAGCCGGCGGGGCGATCGATCGGCAAATCAAAGCCCGAAAAGCTTGAGAATCGCCGGAAGATATTTCATCACAAGCTCGAAAAACGCGGCCCAATCGCGAGCCATAAGCGTACCGTCGGGGGCCTCTTCGAGTTCGCCGGAAGTCTCCATTTCGTGAAGAACATTGTCAACGATATTTTCTTTCAGCCGCGGCCGGCGACCGTCACGGAAGATCCCTTCCAGCCGGCGGCGCTGCATCGGCCGAAGGTCGGGATTTTGGTCGATTGACTCAAGAATCGCCGCTTCGACTTCCTTTCGGTTGACCGCTTGGGGCTGGCGAATCGCTTCCGGTTGCTCCTTGTCTTTCCACAAAGCTTCAAGTTGTTCTTGAGGTGCTGGGACTGGTTTCGGTGCTGGCCGCTTGGGCTTCGGCTTGGATTTTGTGACCATTTTTGCCTTAGAACTTGGGGGAACGAACGATCAGAAACTCTTCGTCCGTTCGCTTATCGACAATTCGAAAATCGGCAAACGGGTTCGAGGGGTCGGGGGTTGGTGGCGGGTCGACCGGATCCGGTTTCCCGCCGGGGACGCGAAGCATTACTTCATCAGAGGGGCGCACCTTGTTTTTCACGATGTAGCCAAGCGACCTGGACTGAGCAAAGTCCGCTTCGGCTTGCCACGCCTTGCGGGCTAGCGATTGCTGATTGATTTCCGGCCTCATCAGAGCCCCGGCCGTCTGAACGTGAGGATGCCCCAATGCGTGCCCGATTTCGTGCGCCATCGTCGTAGCGCCGAACCATAGTTGCCACGTCCGATCGGAGTCGATCCGCTGCTGCTTTGGCCGGCTGCACGAATTATCTGCGAGGTAAGACCATGCTAGGGTTGACCCGCTGAGAGACGCCGCATCGCACCAAATATGTGCGCCGTCCTTCACCCATCCGGGGTTGGGGGTGATCAAGACATCCAGGGAGTGATTCCAGCAATTCATCGCCGCGATCAACATCTGATCAACTTCGGCTTGGCTCAATCCCTTGAGGGCCTTGAATACCCTGCCGTATCGAAGTTTACCGCGGCATGACTGCGGCCAGTTCGCTTCGGCCGGCTGATCCGAAGCGTAGAGCCGAACACCTGCAGAATCGACCGGGAAATCGGGGAAACCGCACCGGGGTTCTTCGATGATCGCCGAAAATTCCGGACTATCGCCTTCGTGGTCGACTTTCGACCGCATGAAAAGCTGATAGCTTTCGATCGCCGTTTTGACCGCTTGGTCGGTCAATTTCAGAAGCGGCAAGTCTTTTTCCGCTATCCCGGTCGGGGCTACCGGATTGTTGAAATGCCCCAAATCGTACAAGCGGCGGATAATTTCGGCGGATCGCATCATTTCTTCCCGATCAGTTCATTAACTTTGGCGGTAACTTCGACGGCCTTTTCAAGCGTGATTTTGTCGGCCGATCGCTCGACCCCTTGGGAAATCGCGATCAAAAACGTTGACATTTTGGCGGCGTCCATCGGCCCGCCCGTCGCAATCTTTTCCGCGGCTTCTGAACCTACGCGGGTGCGGAAGGTTTCCCACCCTTTGACCAATGATTCGGCGGCCGATTTGGTGACGTTTGCGGCATTATCCGGCGGCACTTCGCCGCGCTGGACCGCTTCACCGACCTGCTGGTAGATCGTCGCGATGATCCCGGCCCCGTCCCTGTCGTTTTCGCCCCTGGCCCATTCATCGGCCTTAACGCTCAAGGCTTCGTCGGGGCTCTTGGGCGGTTCCGGCGGCGTCGGTGGGTTTGGTGGGTTTGGTGGGTCCGGATTCGGATCCGGCGGTGATGCCGTCCGTAAATCGGCAACTGATGACGCCCTGGTAAGGATCGGCGTCCCATCACCCGATTGCGTCAAAACGAAATAACCCGCGTCGGTGATGACGACGGCGGGTTCGGTGGAAAACGCGATCGCGGGGAATGCGATCGCGAACAAAATCAAGGCTCGTAACATTGCGCGTCCGTGGGCTAGCGTCGCGGTTGGGGTAATCAGCGTATCGACGTTCGGGTCGATCCAAGCAAGCCTAGCGGCCCGCGTCTACTGACTTGATCGATTCTTTGGCGTCCTGGGGCTTGGATCGCAAGAATTCGCTGTTGAACGGCGGACTGAGTAAAGCAGGCACCGCCGGCGCATTCCGCCACCCCGCTTCTTATTCGGATCCGCTGGACCTGTGCGGGTTGCACCTTAACCGCCTGAATTCTTTGGATTTTCTGGACCTGTTGAATTTGAACCGGCTGAACTTTTACTGCCTGGACGGCTTGCAATTCATAAACCGGATCGGCCTGGATCAATTGAACAACCTGGTCACCGTGCCCGCCGGCTTCGGAAATCGTCGGCAATCCAATCGCAACAAAGCAAACGGCCACAATGGCCAGCAAACCTAAAAAGCGTCGCAACTTCCCTAGCATATCACCAGTCTCCCAGGAACAGTAATTTAGCCACTTCACCGCGTTCCTGATCGGTAAGTGGCTCCAAATCCTTCGGCATTTCGCCGCTTAGAATCGAACGCATGACCTTAGACTTCTGCTCTGCGGTCAGCGTCGCCGATCCGTCGAGCACGATTCCGCCGGCCGAATTTTGAGCAGAATGACATTTGGCGCACTTCTGGGCCAGGATGGAATTCACCGGGGCCGATCTCGATTCGGCGATTGATTTTTCGGCTTGAAGAAACAAGCGAAATTTCTTCAATAGCTCGGCGTCTTCATGGTCCGCCGATTGTCCCATCCTAGCAGACTCGACAAGCACCTGAGCCCGATACGGCGCACCGACGAGGTAAAGCACCTGCGGGGCGGCTTTTTGCACGACCGCATACTCTACCGATCGCTGAACCTGCTGAACCTGATAACAATCGGTCGCGGTCGCGGGGACGGATGCAAACAGGACTGCCAGGAGAGTTACAAATCGGATCACGGCTGCGATCTCCAGTCTTGGACCGATCGCACCGCTTGGGCATAAATCGATTCCCAGGACGTTCTGGGGATCGTGAATCCGTGGGCGAGGGCGATCAACCGGGGGTGAACGGGTTGCCCGCTATTCTGAGCGTATCCGATTGCTTTTGTCAAATCGTCGGGGATTACGCCGACTTCACGGGCTGCGGTTTCGATCGTCAACGGCGAGTCGTAAAGCTTGACCGTCGAAACAAAATCGGCGACGGCTTCGCGGGGCGGCTTACCCGTCACCGCTTCGACAATCGCCGCGAATTCCTTTCGGTTTTCGCGTAGTTCGTTCTCTAGGTCAGACAGGTGAAACGACTCGATTTTCCGCTGCGTGGTCTTGTCGCTGGCGTATAGCTCGGCCCCGGCCCCGATCAGTTCCCGAACCTCGTTTGATTTAACGTCGATCAGCCCCTCGGCATGGCAAGCAATACACGAAACGCCGTTTCGAATTTCGGTTGCGTTGTGACGAACTCGGGTGTAGTCGCTCGCCACGTCCGGCGGCGCCGCTTCCTGTCTTTGGCCGGCGGCGTTGCTCAATAGATAAACCTGCAAAGCCCCGCGGGTGCCGGTCGCCGTGTGGATCTTCGGCACGCCCACAATCCATTCTTCGGCCTCATGCTGAAAGCTGCCGTCGGGCCGAAGCGTCGGGTCGGTTCGGTCGTTGATTGTTGACGAATCCCGCGTCCCGTAGGCGTAACCTTGACGAACTCCGAACGACTCAATCCATCGTTTCTTCGATAGGATCACCCCGGAATTCCCTTCGATCAAACCGAACGACTGACCGGCCGATCGGGACACGCCGACCCGTGACAGAAAATCATCCCTGGTTGCCGGCGGGGCGCCGAATAGCAAATCGTAATAACTGGTCGATTCCTTCGCGTCGGTCGCGAACGTAATAAACCAATCGGCCCGGATCACCAGAGATGGCCGGCCCTTCGCGAAAACTGCGTAAGGGTTTCGGGCTGCGACAATCGGGAATCGAGATTCCCAGCCGAATGCCGCGGTATCGATCCAATAAAGCCCTTCGCCGGCCGGGTTTGGTTTCTGATAGTCGACGATGGGCTCAAGGGATAGCGACGGCAGGATCAGACGGAGGGCTGCCAGGGTGGGTTCGTGTCGGTCCGGCGGAAGGTGGTTGACCGAAAAGTAATAAGTCGTCGCCGGATCGAGCCCGCTAGAATCGCGGTGGGCGGTCGCCGCGGCCCCGTCGAGGACGGGAAGCACGCCGGCGAGTAAAAGATAGATAATGGTCAGCATCGGGGATCCGTGGGCTAGTCGGATGGCCGAAATCGGCTCCCCTGACGTTATCCGCCGACCGGCTCCCCGTCAAGCTTGCGCCGCGTCCGTTCGATTCGGGCCATCACCAGCCATTGACGAAACGGGGTCCACTCCCGAACCGCGGCGTCGATCGACTCGGATTGATTCGGCGTCGATCGAAGAAATTCGGCCACGTCGCGGGTCAAAACTGCAGAGGTTTCGATCTTGCGCCCGGAGCTATGTTTGGGCTTGCGCCCGGAGTTCGGCCGCTTTCCGCCGCGGTTGCGCCCGGAACTAGTAATTTCTGTTAATTGTGATTCCATTACGATAATTCCTTATTTGAAATAAATGGCCCGCGTTTTGTTATCCTGACGCATTCGCCGAATTTCTGAACTCCAACCCATTCGCCATCAAGCAAGCAAGGCACATTATTTAACGCAATAGCGTTTTCTTTCGAAGTCCAGTTTCCGCGAATGTTTTTATATTTTTTCCCGCATTGTTTTCGCCAAACAGAGCGATAAAAACTGTTACCTTCTGGCTTCATGGCCTGTTACCTGTTGCTTGTATTCAATCACAATTTGTCGGTTTCTTTCATCTCGCCAAACCTCGACGGTATCGAGATTTGATGCCAACATAAACGACGAATCACCGATTCGGAGTTCTCCGCCATTTTGCTTGGCGAGAAGCATTAGCAAATATGCAGCATCGAATTCATTGACCTGCGGTCGATGCTGAGGCTGCGACCTGTCGTTGCGAATCTTGTCAAGTTTCGAATCTTGCATAATGTCCCAGATCCGCCGGCAATCATCGCAAACATCCCGACCGCCGGCTGTTGTCGTGGCCGCGTCGCGGCAGTAATGGCAAGTTGTCATGATTTTTTCTCCGTCTTTCGAAATTCGATCGCCCAGACCCACGGATTCGCGGCCCACGATTCGGGGCCGTTGATCGATTCCCAGAGTTCGCGAAACCAATCGCAAGGATTCTGACCGTAAGCGAGGTTTGAATGCGGGCACCCCTCGGCCATTGCATCGCCTCTGCTAATTTCGTTCAAACGCTCGACGCGAACGTCAGTAATTTCCAGCGTGATCCGGCTCGCGCGTCGCGGCATGTGAATCGACGGTTTCCAGCGGTCACACCCAACCAAATGCTGATCAGTCGCGGCGTAAGCGATTTCGTTGCCGTGAATCGCAAACGTTTCGCGCACCCAAAGCCGATCGCCGGGCTTGCCGTGCGGGCAGTATTTCGCCATCGCCGAGCCGATTTCATCGACCTTCCATGCTTGCAATTTGCACTTTTGGCCGATGCTCCATCCCCACCCAGCAGACACTAGGCCGTCGCTGCCATGCTCAAAAGGCTGCGGCTTAATCACCCGCCGCGTCTGCGTCTTTCGTCCGTGCAAAATCGCCCGGACCATTAGACCGCTGAATAGAATCGGCCGCTCTTTCGGTGTTGTAGTCATGCTGTCACCTGCTTGAATTGCAATTCGTAAACCCAGACGCCTTTCGGCGTTTCGGCCTTCCGGCCTCGTCAGTGGGCTATTCCCAGCACCCTAACTCGGCAGCGACTCGGCAAAGCAATCGAGACCGCTCGGCGGCTTTAGACTCTTTGCTTATCCGATCGTCGAATAGTCGCGTCCCGATCGAATTAGCGCCGGCACCGGAAAGCGTTACTTTGTTCGCTGGAATTTCGACGGCCCGACTGTAAACGTACTCAACCCCGTTGTGAACGATCGCCACGACTCCGACCGCAGTCGTCACGGCTGGGTGCTTGTATGAGTTTGCAACCGCGCCGCCATGCTCAACCGAAACGCATACGCCAGTCTTTTTTCTTGCGGTCTCAATCGCATCTTGAATCACGGCTGCTTGATTAACGATGCGAGTACGGCGGCGGCTACTTACGTTGCTAATAATTACATGGTTCATTTTCGCTATTCCAGTTATCGATGTGAGGTTCTGTCGTTATCGCGTTTGCGATGCTTGATCTTAATCGGCTGCCGTTTGATTGTCAAATACAAAATCAAAGAAAAATCCCCCGGATTTTTGCTCCGGGGGATTTGGTGTCGATTAGTTCACTAATTACCGTCGCTTCGCACACGTCGGGCCGATCCCGCTCTTGATTGACTCGGGAGTCGTCAGCACCCGGTTACACTTCCGGCATCGGCCCTCGAAGTGGTAGGTCAGCCCGATCGACCGGAAGTGCTCGACTTTCTGCAGAACGCGGATCAGGGCGTGGTACTGCTCGGTCTGGTATCGCTTCCACAAAAACACCCGGCCGTCATCCTTGACGAATCCGATCCCCAGATAGTCGGATCCGTTGTCCGCACCGATCAGAAGCGACAGGATCCGCTCGCCCGGTGCAAATTTCGCGTCCGCCGGCTGGGTTTCAATCCGGAATGTCCGGTGAGTCCCGCGGGCCGGGTTTTCGACAGTGATGATCCCGTTGTGGGTCTCGATCGCAAAGTGATTGACGACTTCAGCGAATTCGGCGGTTTCGGCGGTTTCGATTTCTGCGATCATGCTTTTCACGTTTGGGTTTAAGAGGGGAAGGGGAAATGGAAAAGCCGGAGCCTATCCCGGCGGGGGCGTGAGGGGTGTGACTTACTGAGCGGCTGCCCAGACTTTTTCGACAAGCTTGTCATACTCGCCATCACCTAAAACCATGTCGAATGCGTCTTTGACTGGTACGCCAAGCTTAACCAGTTGGTCAAACGCCAAAGCAACGACAAACTTTTTAAAATCTTCGACGCTGCCAAACTCTTTCCTGAGGTCGATTTGGTTTGCGTTTGCAAAATCCAGCAGGAGCTTTTGAATACCGTTCAACAGTTCAAGGCTTTGGCTTTTCATTTTTGCGTTCCGTTGTTTGGGGTGACTGTCTGACTCCCTAAATATATCGTCCGCCGTTTGATTGTCAAATAGCAAATCAAACATTTTTCCCGAAATACCTCCCGACCCGCCTTTATTCAGCAAATCGGCCCGAAAGACTATCTTTTTCCGCTTTTCTCTCTGCTTTCACCCGCTCATATTCCGCTTTTGCCGATTCCCCCGTCGCTTTCACCCCGCACACCGCACACCGCGTATCCGTCGTCCCGTCCGAATAATGCTGTTCAGCCAGCATCGACGACCAGCACCTAACGCAAACCGGCTCGAAACACTGAAGCCAGTTCCGGCCAGTCTCCCAGACGATCGCCGGGACGCTGCCAGGGGTGGTTTCTCCGCTCGTCGTTGGCTCGGGCGACGGCTCGGGCGGGATTTCAGCCAGGGTGGGTTCCTCGGTCGCGTCCTGGGGCCGTTTTTCGCGGCCTAGCGTGATCGGCAGGGCGTCCGGCCCGCGGTCGATCGCTGCCAGGGTGAGTTCATCGTCCGGGGTCAGGATCGGCGACGGTCCGGCCTGAGTCGGTTTCGCGTCTGGTTTCGCGGCTGGTTCGAACCGCTTGAAGTTTGGGAATAGCGCCATCGATAAACCTTTAAGGGAAAACAGCTAAGGGAAAAGTGCAAAAATCTCGTGCTCGTGTGCGCGTTTTTGCGCAGGAAGGTCAGCTACTAGCTATTTTGGCCTAAAACACCAAAAACAGCCAAAAGGCTCCCTGACACTCTTTCCCCAGCAATATCGAGCACACGAGCACAGAATTTCTTAGAATAATCAATTGAAAATCAAAAAGTATCATATTTACGGGCATTTTAACGTTTTTTCGTCCGGTAGTCAATCAAAAACTTTTGTGCTCGTTTTTCTTGCATCGAGCACATGCGAGCACAATCGAGCACAGAATTCTTTCGCCCGACCGCCCGAACCGAGTTTTTTCTTCATCTGAAAAACCGTTGCCGTTTCAAACGTCCAAAAATTCGGTTTTTTCGTCTCCGTCGTCAAGAAAATCGACTCGGACCGCCTGAACGGTCAAAATCTGTGCTCGATCCGTGCTCGTTTGTGCTCGATCGGCCAATTTTGCGAGCACACGAATAGCGGCCTGAATTTTCACCTTATTTGTTTTTTTGTTACCGCTTGAACACTAAACAAAAACCCGGCGGACAAAATTGATTCGTCCGCCGGGTTCGGTTTTGTCCGTCGTGTTTGCTTGCGATCAGGAATAGCTTGCCCGGTGAATGACCGGCCACGAAAAGAAAGCTGTGTCTATGCCGTGCTCGTCGAATTCGATCCGAAGTTCATCCGGCCCGTAAAAGTCACGAAGCCTTTCCGGATCGAATCGAAGCATGTCCGCGGCGATCATATATCCCTGTTCGTGCTCGAAT